ATCAGGATCTTCATCGACGTTGCCTTGGTCGTGAAGTTGTTGTTCATGTTCGACAATTTCTCTTGCCAATTCCAAAGTGGCGGTAACTGCAATCAAGTTATGTGGTTCAAGCTCACGGGAGCAACTAAATACAACCCAAACTGTTTGCTCTGCTTGATTTTCCATTTTTATTTGGTTTCATTTTTTCGGGAAAAAAAATCAATTTTGTTGTTCATTTTAAAATATATCGTGGAGGAACTTTGAATTCAGATTCTTTAATAAGAAATCCATCATAAGTCATTGGTCGTGGTCTATTTAACAGCCACACTTCAATGTTATCATAAGACTCAAGTTCTTCTTCATAACCATCCTCATCCATGGCGTTTTCATTCGCCATGAAACGTGCTTTTTCTTGTTTACAGAATTCTCTGGCCAATTCCAAAGTGGCAGTAACTGTTAATAAATCGTGTGATTCGCTATCACAGTTGTACATTGCTACAATCCAAACTGTTTCCATTTTTATTTGGTTTCATTTTTTTCGGGAAAAAAAATCAATTTTTTGGGGGGTTGCACCCCCCATAACCCCCCATTCTGGTAAATCCAAAAATAAATCAATTTTTCTCTCGCTCAACAAAAAATGAAACCTGTGTGGTCTCACTTTCCGCAAATTTGGGTTTATTCATCAAATGCTCCCGACGATAACAACACAGATTGCAACATGTTGAATGTTTGTTGTTCTGAGTTGCAAGGATGGACGAGAGATTGAAGTGAATACATGACTTCAATTTGATTTTTTAATCTACGAATGTAGTGTTTTAATTTTAAATTTTTTTTCTGTAAATTAGTTTTTGAACAACTACCTTCCGGAAGTGGCGGAAAATTTGCGTCTTCAAGTTTCGGTTTTTCTTCTTGGTTCACTACAGGTTTTTCTTCTTTGTTCATCGGCGCTCTTTGAAAACTTTTTGAACTTAAATCCGAATCGATGCCTCGCGGTGAACTTTTTGAACTTAAATCCGAATCGATGCCTCGCGGTGAACTTTTTGAACTTAAGTTAAAATCGATGCCTCGTGGCGACGACTGCTGACTGTTTGCGGGGCAAGCAAAGTGGCTGAGAGAGTTGTTCAGTTTGTGGAGCGACTGATTTAAGTCCACTCCGTTTCGTGGAGATGAATTTTTTTGCGGATACCATGGTTGCATGATCAACACAAAATCTAAATTTTTGCAATAAATTTGAACAGATTTTTGTTGTAAAATCATATCAAAAATTGGCAATTCCGTTGTCTTAAATGCCACACTGGCAATGTTGTAATTGCCTTTGTGTAAAACAAATGAATTCTCGTGTTGTAAATTAATTTTTCCAATACAATTAGGACTAAAAATATCGTTCTGTAAATGATTTAAATTATGAATAGCAGGGGGCAAATGTGAAATAAATACTTTAACGTCGTAAACCATCGGCGGGAGGGCAACACTTCGTGGCGATTGTCTGACTGCGGTTGAGTAAGACATTGCTGTTTTTTGGGGGAATAAAAAATCAGAAAACATTTTTCAATTTTTTATTCGGCAAACCGTTTTACGTATCCCATGTCATTGTAAAATTGGTAGGTTTGTTCTTTGACGAGTTTGGTTGCATTGTTGATCATGAAAGAACGGTATTCTGCATTTGTTTTAATGCGATTGTTTTCGATGTGACTTTGATCCCAAAGGGGCGTCGATTGAAAAGATGCATAAATAGACCGCCCGTCGTGCATTTGTGGAGGAATATGATCATAACGATTATTCGTGTGGTACCCAAATTTGGAAACAATAAAAGTGTTGTACGCCTTTTTGTAATCTTCGCCGGTGGTCGAATTCATCTATACTATTTCACTACATTTATTCAGCTTTTGACAACAACAATTTTAATTCGGCCTTGGATGTTTTGGAGAGATTCAAATGGGGGAATTTTTCTTGTGCCAGTTTTTTCAAATCTTGAATGTTTGTTTTTTTCGGTTTCTGTTGTGTTGTTGTGTTGGTAAATTGGATCACATCGTCTTCTTCATTTTGTTCCAAAGAAGGCTGTAAAATGGACACAAACTCCGAAGATTCGGCCGGTTTTTCTTCGGCTGGCTCTTCTTCGGCTGGCTCTTCTTCGGCTGGCTCTTCTTCGGCTGGCTTTTCTTCGGCTGGCTCTTCTTCCCCCACAGGGGTTTTTATTTCTTCATTTAAATCTTCAAATTCAAGTTGTTCTTCTAAAGCATTTGACGGCGAAAAATGGACTGTTTCAGTTTCGGGAATTAATTCGGTCACTTGGTCGTCGGCGAGAGAAAGGGAGCGAATGTCGAATGTCGAAGAAACGCCTGAGCGACTGTGGTCGAAGAAAGGAGCGCCAGAGCGACTGTCGAAGAAAGGAGCGTCTGAGCGACTGTCGAAGAAAGGAGCGTCTGAGCGACTGTGATGATGGGGCTCAAGAGAACTACCGAAAGAAATAAAAGAAAACGTGTCCTGAAAAGACAAAGGAGTTAAATGATGTCGGGGTTCATCAGACAGTTTGATTACTTTTACATGATTGGATGCTTCGTTTTCTTCGTCGTCGTCGTTCTGATTGAGAGATAAAAACCAAGGTTGGGTGTCTGGCTGCAACGCCGCAAACAGGTTGTCGGCGCTTTCCTCCTCCTCGTCGACAATGTCTTCATCTTCGTCTTCCACGTCGATGATATCTTCTTCTTCCAAATCCGAATGAATGAATCCGTGTGATTTTTTGGGTGTGGATATTTCGGGGGTCAAAATAATTTTAGTGTTCACCTGTTGTTTCAAATGAGTTACATCGCTCACTACATTTGTCATGAACTGTATTATTTTTTCATTCATAGAATTAATTTTATGTTGTGTTGCTTCTAAATCTTCGAGTTTTTCTTTAAAAAAATAAATGAAAATAAAAATAAGTATTAAGGCAACCACAAAAGTTAAGACGAAAAAACTTTCAATATAACTGTATCCCATTTCTTTTTATTGATATAATTTATCATTTAGTTCAACGCGTTAAATAATTATCTCTGTATTTTATATCTATGGTTTCTCGAAAAACAAAAAGAAGAACACGAACATATCGTGGAGGTGGATTTTTGTCCAAACTTTTTCCTTGGGCATCTAATTCAGATGATAAACCTAAGTCATCTCTTCCAAAAGGACCAGCACCAGAGCCACCCTTGGATCCGACTGACAAAAATGATCCGCGTAATTTATCTGAAGAACAAATTAACGATGCCATCCGTAAGTCAAATCCAGAACCGCCGAAAGAAGAATCGGCTGTTGAACCCACGAAAGAAAAATCGGCTGTTGAACCCACAACAGGTGGAAGAAAAAGGCGAAGAACACACCGCATAAAAAAAAGAGGGGGTGATGGTGATTCTTCTGGTGAACCCGAACCGACAGAATCTACTGACCCAACAACCGGTGGAAAAAAACGCAGGAAAACGCGAAAAAAAGGAGGATCATTTTTTGGCAATAATTATGGTCCTCCGCAACAACAGCAGCCTTCCATTTGGACTTCATTGTTTGGACCTTCTCAACCGCAGCAACAAGGGCCGTCATGGTTTGGCAACTGGAACAATCCTGCGCCCAATTATTCCCAACCCCAACCCCCACCCCCCCAACGTCAATCGTATGGTGGGCCACCCCCGCAACAACCTTACGGATCGCAACAACCTTACGGGCCACCGCAACAACCTTACGGTTGGGGTGGAAAAAAGGGGGGTGCTATGACAGGATCATGTGGTGGATCAACAACAGGATCATGTGGTGGAAAAAGAAGAAGAACCAGAAAAATCCGAAAAACAAAAAAAGGAGGATGAGGTCCATCCCCCTCTCTTTCTGTTCCTTTCGCAGAAACCGAAGGAGTCGCCGCGCGACCGACTATTTATTGAAAATAAACTTGTATATTTGTGTGAGCATATATACAGTAAATATGAATGACATAAATGTTTGGAATTTGGACAAATCTTTTGTCTTTGGTGGAGCAACAGGTAACGGAGTCAACTCCGTTGCTTCCGTCTTCGACGGAAGAGTGAAAGGCGTTTCTTCTGCATGCGCTCTATTTTCTCTTCTAATTCTGTGTGCTCTTAATTTTTCAAGAGCATCCGGTGGAGGTGCAGATTTCTTGCACCATTGGCTTGTAATTTCAGCGATTGGATTGATCGCTTTAAGTCGTTCAAGATTTTCATGACCATCGAGTCTCAGATGAGTTAATCTCTTTAAATCATCTGGGTTCATCTGAAAGTTGTTAATATTACAAAACAACGAATGAACACTTTCTAATTGTTCACAATCATGAATCACAACATCTGTCAATCTTTTGGAGAAGATTAAAGTACATTTTCTCAATCTTGGACAATTGCTGATGTAAATTTCAGTCAATTTGTCTTGTTTTGTAATGAAGATTTCTCTTAATTCTGGTTCATTTTGAATAAAATAAACACCACGTAGTTGGTTTTCCTGTTTCACAATAAATTTTGACATCTTTTTAGTTGGATCAAAAAAAAGTGAATAAATTATTCAATTTTTCGACATTCAGTCAATGACATCTTCAATGACACGCCGAGCCAATTTGGGTTTTACGTGACGACACATGGGACACTTTTGTAAATCTTTATTTGAATAACAGGATACGCACACCACGTGGGTTGGACAATTTACTGTGTCAAAAGGGATGCAAATGTTTTCATTTAAACAAATGGGACATTCTTCAAAATTTATGAAAAGTTGATTGTCGTAATATAATTCAAATATGGCTGGGAATTCCCTGTAATAATATTCAAAATCTGAATCCACAGAAACATTGGGTAATGTCAACAAAGCTTCATTCCCTTTCATCATTGATTCTCTCCCTTTCATCATTGATTCATTCACTGCATCTGAAACAGCCATGAGACCTTTCTCGATTAAATACAGAAACACCACATGATTTAATTTGGAATTGTGTTTGATCACTAAATTAATATCTGAATTTCGTTTATCCAGTGCTTCATACACAACAGGTTTTAATGCTTCTGAATTTTCATCTGTTTGAAGAATGTCGAAACATTTTTTGTAAGCGATCGGCAAATTTTCCGCCAATCCCAACTGAATGTAAGTGATGTCGTCGGGGTTTTTCGAGAGATGATCTAACTCGCCGATGATTTGAGACAACAGTGTGTTGTCTTTCAAATGTTGGTATAACCATTTTTTATCGACCCATGGCAATTTGCTTAATTCGGAAACCAATTTGGAATTTAATTCGGGATTGTTCAGTGCGATTGCATTCTGAATGATCACGTCGCAACATAATTTTGTTTTATTATTTTTCTTTATTTTTTCCAAATAACCACAGGGCAATTGTAGTGAAATGGCGAGGTCAATATATTTGGGATCGTCAAAGCCTGCGTAGATAAAAACTTCTCGCTGAACGAGCTTTGTCAGTGTTTCAAATTTATTCGATTTTAGTTCTTCGGCGATTTGAAGGTCATAAACTCGCTTCATTGACTCGAAGCCTTTGTGTTTTCGGTAAAATATAATTAAACGTTCAAACATTTCGGAACATCCGCACTTGATGCACATGTCGCCATATTCGATAATACGTTGCAATAACTCTTCTTTAGTTAAACCACAGCCGGTCGGCGTTTTGTTTGAACAACTGATTTTATTGAAATTCACAATGCAATAATTAGTGAGATTAAACATCGATGGAATATGTTGGCGACCTATGCAAATAATATAACATGCGTACATATTTTCAAAATCCTCTTTGAGTTGGTAAAGACGTCCCAAGAAATGTAACCCTTCTATTAAACCATTTTCATAGGATAACTTGTAGTATTTGATCGCATCTTCATGTTTTTTATTCAATTCGTGAATAATGCCGTAATACAACAAACATTTGGGATCTGTTGTGACCGTGAAACAATTTTCCGAAGTTGAATTCATCACATTCAATATTTGATTTTCTAAATCCGCATCATCAATGGGATAAAAATACGACGCGATTAAATCTGGGTTTGGTAACTTTTCTTTTAAAACGGTGAACAAAGTAGTAGTGGTGGAGGACATGAGTTTTTTGAGACATCAATGATTGAAATAATAAATCAATTTTGGGGGGGAATAGGGATTGGGCGCGACAACCGATCTCCCCCCCAAAAAAAAAAATTGATTTCTTTTTGCTGGATAAATTTAGTTTAAGCAATGGAAGAACAACCCCAAATCACTGATAATTTAAAGGAAAATTTACAACAACTGTTTCGTCTGCACGAAGACATGGATTCACAATTAAAAAAACTTGTTGTGTCTTTTAACAATCATACACATCGGTATAAAGCGAATGACTGGTTTACGTCAACGCAAGAAATTGACCAAGAGTTTCGAATCAAAACTAAAAAAGAAGAAGAACTTATCGAAAATACTGCTATGTTGGCTACCGAAATTAATCAAATTGTCGCAAATTCTACCGGCGGTAAATATGAATGTCCCTGTGGTGCATGTATTAAAGTTCAAAACCGCAATAGACATGAAATCGGCAAAAAACATTGCGATTTTTTGGAAAAAAAGTTTATGGAATTTGCTCTTAAATGAAATAAAAAATCTTTTTTTGTTCGTGGACAACAGTCAGTCGTCGCTGGCGCTCCTCCTTCGGTCCACGTTCGTGGACAACAAAAAATTCCTGTGGTGAAAGTTGGTTGAAAGTGAGAGAACGTTCGTGCATGTCTCGCGAAAGGGTGTCGAGGTCGGTCTGCGACCGACCTCGGTGCCAGAATAGCGCGAACCCCCTTCACGAACTGTTTCTCTCACTTTCAACCAACTCTCTCACCACATGATTTTTAATTTTTTAAAGTGCAAACGCCAATATGACGTAAATAACAATTATGATCAAGACGTCCGCCCATGAGAATGTATATACAGGAATGTCGGGCATCACAATCAAAAGATGTTGCCGATGTTGACATTCTTTGAATGAATTTATGATCGTTAACACAAAAACAACAGACGAAAATAAAGTTGCGATACTTAAAAACAATTGACCACACGGTGGTACCGTTAATACCAACATCCACGAAGGCGCAACACCCACCAAAAGAAGTGTTTGCGCCCAGATTGAAATTTGATTTGTTAGAAATGAAAATGACAATGTCATGAAGGATGATGTAACATGGGATACCGCAACTAAACTTTCCATTTTGTAACTGGAACAAAACTTCCAGAAACAAAAAAATCAATTTCAGTACCCCACCAAAAATAAATGTGGTCAAAACTGTTGAATGTCAACTGGTGAAAGTAAGAGAACCTTGTGGTGAAAGTAAGAGAACCTTTGTTCTAAGCCTCGATATTATCTGATATTTGATACATGTCAATTACTTTATTGAGATGTGTAAGTTTCATGGTCGTTTTTTTATAAAAGAATAACCACTCGTAAAAGTTCGTAAACTTGCCGGAATTTTTTTTAAAATTTCGATAATGAAATAATCCGTCGCGAATTGGCATCACATGTGTATTGTAATCTGTTCCGGACAGAATTACAATTTGTCTGAAATTGAATAAACTGACATTTAAAGCACCACAGATTTTATTAATACTGTAGTATTGTACTGTTTTTTTATCGAGATCTAATTCTTTTAATATGCGTTCGCAACCGTACACGAACATGTCCATGTCTTCGGTGAGACACGCGTATGCTATTTTGTTTTTCACGAAACGGATGCACAAAGTGTCGGCTTCTTGTGGTGCTTGAATCCAATTTACTTTGAGATCATCACAGATTTGTTTTATTTCTTTTACGATGTGTTCATTGATGCGCAGACTTTTGCATTTGAGTTCATGAATTTGTTGAACGTCAGTCGATTCGGCCAACACCAAAGCATCGTGTTGTTCTTTTGCTTGCCATTTGATTTCGTTCCGAGCCATTAATATTTGTTTTTTTTCTGGAGGTGGTTTGCCGTCAAAAATGAAAATCATTTTTATGTGATTTTCATGAAATGTTTCGATCATGTGTCGCATGTGTGCATGCAAGTCATCCGTTTCCATGAATTTGTAAATATAAATACTGGCGTCGATAACTACAGTTTTGTTTTTTAATTGTCCAAGTGTCAATGTTTCGATAGCGTGGCCGCAGTTTTTTTTTAAAAATGAGTTGAGATATTTGACTCCCATGTAGTTGTCTTTTTAATTTCCGCTTTTATTTTTCAATTTGTCCCCCCTTCATTTGGTATCCAATTTGTTGATCACTAAATTATTGAAATCGACAATGTCCATATCTGAATCGACGGGGCATTCTTGAGTTGATGGGAGTGGTGCTGCCGCGGTGCCTTGTTTGCCGGTATTTGTCTCGATGGAATTGTCTGGACCGTTTACCACTTTGATGTTAATTTGAGGAGCCTGTGGTGACGTTGGCGAAGGGGGGAGTTGTGTTGTGTTATCATCTCTCGGATTGGAACCATGGAACCCGTCGGCCGCCGAGTAAATTTCCAAAGGTGAGACAACCTTTATTTTATCGGAGTCCATTAAATTTTCGGTGTCCGATGTCTCAATTGTCACAAATTTGTTTCCCAATTTAGTTACTGTCCACAGTCGGTTTGGTTTGTCAACAGATCCCCGTAAAAACACTTCATCTCCTTCGTGAAAAGAATTGGCAGATTTGGATGAACCTCCTGTAGTTTCTTCCGGCTTTAAATATTCGTCTTTTTTCATCACAGAAATTTCATCTTCGAATGTTACCTTTTTCTCTCGCGGCTTCTCGTCGGTGTCTGACTTGTTGTTGGTGTCTTTTTTCTCTGGTTTGTTGTCGGTGTCTTTTTTCACAGGTTTATTATCGTCGGTGTCTGACTTGTCAGACGAAGGAGCGAGCCGAGAGTCGCTGCGCGACTCCCTCGTTTGCGAAGCAAACAGCGCCAGCGAGCGACTGTCATCGGTGTCTTTTTTCGGCTCTTCTTTTTCTGAAGAAGCGAGAGAAATTTCATCGTCGCTGTCGTCGTCGCCACCTCCTTTTTGTTTGGATTTTTTGGAAGAAGATTTGGTTTTCTCAGGCACCGCCACCGCAGTGTCAAGTAAAGAAGGTGTGGTGGTGTTTGTTATAATTCGCATTTGAATGCACATGGATTGTAATTCTTGCATAAATAATTTCATGGAATAGGGAATCGACACTTGTGAAAACGTTTTACCGTGAACGGGATGTGTTTCCAATCGGAGTTCACTTGACTGCACATTGAATGTAAGTGGTCCATCGATGGCGGGACTTAAAAAGAGAGATTTCGAAGAATTGACGACAGCGGGAAGACCTGACTGACCACAGATTGACATTTTGTATTTGTCGGATCGTTCCATCATGGATTCGTTCAAAAAATAGCTGATTCCGTGTCCTGCCAACGCGTCGCGTTCCATCTCTCCGATTCGCAGACCTCCGTCGTTCGCTCGGCCACTCACCGGCTGTTTTGTCAATTGCGTCATCGGTCCCAACGCACGATAATTGATTTTATCTTTCACCATGTGTTTTAATCTCATGTAGTAAGTGGGTCCCATAAATATTTCCATCTGAATTTGTTCTCCGGTCATTCCGTTGTACATGATTTCGTTTCCGCTCGAATGATACCCCAGAGCATTTAAATGTTCTCCGAACATTTTTACCTTATTTATGTTCTCATAATTAAAGGCCGTGCAGTCTCCAAACGCACCCGTCATCACGCAACTTTTTGACAACAGGCATTCCATCAATTGTCCTATTGTCATTCTACTTGGTAATGCGTGCGGATTAATAATAATGTCGGGTCGCAATCCCGACGCCGTATAGGGCATGTCTAACTCCGGTAATATTAACCCTGCGGTCCCTTTTTGTCCAATCCGGGAAGCCATTTTATCCCCGAGCGCCGGCGATCGCTCTTCGCGAATGCGAACTTTGGCAACGCGATGGCCTTCGGCATCTTCCGTCACGAACGTTTTGTCGACCACGCCCAATTGCCCTTTTTTGCACGACACAGATTGATCAATTCGCCGATTGGGATGATCGAGATCATTGGACGTGAGCCCAATCATGATAACTTTGTCGTGAACGGGTGTATTCTCTCGTATGATCCCGCGGTCGTCTAATAAACTGTAGTCATAGCCCGGTTTTGTCCCAATCACCACACGATCTTCTTTGAGAATATTAGTAAATGTTTTCTCGACCACCATGTTGTCGTTTCCTCCAACAATTGATTTTTCTTCAAATGTTTGATACGTGGAATAATAGGTCGTCTTGAACATCCCTCTGTCGACAGCAGCCTGATTAAAAATGATGGAATCCTCCACATTGTAACCAGTGTACGACATGATGGCGACGACAATATTTTGCCCATACAAATTTTCTTCGTTCGTTAAATGTTTCAGGAACCGCGATTTCACCAAAGGAATGTGTGGTGAATTTAAAAGAATGGCACTCTTATCCATGCGGAATCGATATTGTGAATGGTATGTCGACACGGCTTGTGCACTTTGACCACACGAAAATAAATCTCTCTGTTGTGGATTGTGTTCAGGAAATGCAATTAAATTAAACATGGCACTGAATATGAGTGCCTCGTGAATTTCGCAATGTGTGGTTTGACCGGCCGCCGAATTGTGCCACGAATCGACATTTTTACAGATCACACTGTTTTCGGTTTCATTCGTATCTAAGTATTCGATGGTGGATTGATTTTTCGAAATCAAATCGGATTTATTTTGAAAGGTGAACAAGTCTTCCCAGTCGAAAAAATCGATCCCTTTGCTGAGAACCTCGCGTTGTTTTGGCACAAACCCGAACACCATCTGTTCCCACGTCGCATTTGCCGGAGTTCTCTCGAGAGATAAAATGGGTTCTGATTTTGTGTAGGACGCATTTTGAATGTAAAAGAGAGGTCGAGTCAAACGCCCAGCGTCGGTGTATATAAAAATAGTGCTCTGTCGAATGTCGAATGCCACACTTAAATAGAGCGGAATCAATCCATTTCTACGATATAATTTAATTTCACTGACTGTAAAAAATGGATCGCGCACAACGCCCGCCCAGTATCCGTTGATGAAAATTTTCGTCATCTTTTGCAACATCGTGTGATTGCAATCCGTAACCAATCGCATGTCAACGTGAAGTCGAAGCCATTGAATCATCGGTTCGCGAGAGAATCCCGATGTAATGTGGCACAACATGGATAAATGTTTATGTATTCCAATGTGGGAACCGTCTGGTGTGTCGATGGGGCACAAATATCCCCACTGGGTGTTGTGTAACAGTCGAGGTCCCACAATTTTGACACTTTCGTCCATTGGAATGTTGGTTTTTCTCAAATGAGTCATGGCCGTTAAAAAAGACAGACGATTCAAATCTTGTATCACACCGACTCGTTTGGTGAATGTTTGCGCCCCCCAATTTCCACGAAACGCTTTTTTGAAACCATCTTCTACCCATTTGTTTTCTTGGAAAGTTTGTTCATACCTGTCGTGTATCAATTTCGGCAAATTATTTTCATAAATACCCTTGGAGTACAAATTGACTTGACCACGGAAAAATGTCAGAATTCGCCGTATTTGAATGTCATAATATTCGCAAAATAAATCACTAATAAGGGCACCTGTAGTCTCCATTCGTTTCATCTTGTAATTGTCTCGGTCTGTTGGCAATTCGATTTTCTCCGAGACAAAAATCAAACGCTGCACCATGTATCCTAAGAAATAGGCTTTCTCTTTGAAATTTAATTCACCAATATGTGGCAAGAAATAATCCGCCAAAATTTCCAACGTCTTGGGAATGGTTTTGTGTTTCACCAACAACTGAGAGATAAAAAACAAAGCCTGTTGTTGATCAAACACCACACTTGCATCGTGTACAGATGGTATGAACAGTGGAATCAAATTTTCATATTTTTCCATGTCCATCAAACAAATCTCGATGATGTCTCGGTCTGCCAAGACACCAAGAGCCCGAAATAAAATAAACAGCGGGACAGGTCGAGCCACATTCGGAACTGCCACCACAATGTTTTCAAAGGAATATGTGGTGCTCGGTTTCATTATTCTCACGGACAATGTCCGGATGGGTTTCGCGACATTTTCGGAAACAGACCGGATTTCCGCTGAGAAAGAATACGGATCATCTTTCCCGTTCGCGTGAACATACAACATGTTGTCTGCGAATTTCTCTTGTGTGATGACCGTTTTTTCTTTGCCGCTGATGATAAAATATCCTCCCATCTCATTGCGACATTCTCCCCATTCGTGTCGGATTTCTTTAGGGAGTCCATTTAAAACACAAAAATGGGATTGAATCATGATGGGAAATTTTCCTAAATAAATTTTTTTTAATTCATCAACGGGAGAGACTTGGAACCGAAATCCCGAAATAAACACCGTTTGCGGAGCCGGTGGCGCCACCGGAGCCGCCGCCCCCAGTTCCAAAATTTGGGTACGTTCGCGTTTGGATTTATCGGCAGATGTTCTGGCATTGACGACAGGATATTCTTCTTGTTGCAGTGGAGCCGGCGGCGCCGGTGGGGCATTTTCGTCAATGACGTTCAAATATTCGACATCCATGTCGTAATGAATGGTCATGGAATAATCCATGTTTCGCAAACGAGCTTCGTTCGGATACATGTACCGCATTTCGCCATTTTCGAACAAAGTGGGTTTTCCGAAATAGACACGATCGCCGGATTTTCCCCCTACGTACATTTTGCATTGATGACGATAAACCTGTAGTTTTTCGTCAAACTCGGAATTCAGTGTCAATGGATTTCTCTCGCGAAATATTTTGTAAATTCCCTTCCTGTAAAAATCATCATAAGAATCAATGTGGTGTTGAACTAAAAAATGGGGATGATCTCTCATGTATGTGTCGATGACGTTCCAAATTTGTTCATTCCATTTTTTTGAATCTTGCATTGTTCAATGATATATAATGTCATTTTAGTTCATATATTTATTTCTGTGGTCAATATAAATGTTCCAAATAACAAAATACATTTACGTGCATGTATTTTTGGCCAGTTTTGTTGTAGGACTATTTATGGTATATTTATGTACACCAGAAATACGGAAAATTTATGTATACCCCACTCCAGACAATGTGAATGTATTGCTGCACAAAGACATTGCGGGCAATTGTTTTCAATATCACCAAAAAGAAGTGGCTTGTCCTAAAGAAGATTTAATTAGTCACATTCCTGTTCAATCGGGGTGATTATCTCTCTCGTTTCGTCCAAATACACATGATACACTAATTCGTGTTTTGAGTGATAAAATTGCAGGATAGTCTCAAAACGAATGTTGTGATATTTACAAATTTGTCGAATCAGATTTGCGAATGTTTTTAAATCCATGGGTCTGTTCGTATATTTTTTTTGATATTTGTGATAATATTCATCTATGTGGTGACAAAAATCAGTGTCGTAATGATAATATTTAAGTTTTTGATATGTCGCCATGTCGAACGTAAATTTATTGAAATCATATTTACAGTGTTGAATTAAAAATTGGTGAAGATAATCCAAAGGTGGGTCTTTTATAAATAATACATGCATACCACAGTTTCAATATAAAAATATGTAATATAATATATTCAGCAAATGTCCATGATCTACACAATTCTGGACATCGACAACATTATTTTTAGTGGATTCCAGAGTTCTTTACCAATTGAAACATTGCAAATCATTCGTGAATTACAGTTGAAATATGAATTCAAGGAAACTAAAATGGCGCAGTTGCCTCCACGTCGACAACACCATCATCTTAAAAAAGATGCTGTCCCTGCGATCCAATTCAATCCGAACCACGAATTGGAAATTCTCGAAAAACACAAAAATAAAAATGAATTGGAACAAGACATGACAAAGATTCGTGTGTTGTTAAATAAAATTTCCAAAAAAACATATTTAAAATTAAAAGAACAGTTGGAATTAATTATTCATCCTTACTTGAAAATGCAGTCAACTCCGTCGAAGACGGAAGAGCCCGATGAAACCGCCATTCCACAAATTGCCAATTTGGTGTTGGATGTCGCAAGTTCTAACCCTTTCATGGCGGAAATGATTGCCGAATTGTATTCAGATTTGTGCAAATTAAATCATTGTTTTTGTGAAATTGTACAACAGTGGATTTTAGATTATAAGAATTCTCTCACTTGGCACGAATTGTCAGCGAGTTCATTGGGACCCGAAGAACGAATTAAGAAACAACAAACCCGCAAATCCATGTTGGAATTTTTCATGTTGTTGATGAAAACGTCGCCGCAGGCTCCTGTGGCCATTCGCGACATTGTCGACATTTTAAAATCAATCATGTTGTTGGTCGAAGAAGGAATGCGAGAGATAAATCGAACACACGAGGTGGAAGAATTGGTGGACAACATGTGTGTTATTCATTTTTGTTGTTCTTCGTTCATCATTGAATATTCCATCGAAGAATGGGATTTGATTCAAGACAAGTGGATTGAGTGGAGTAATTTAAAACCCAAATCATTGCCGAGCATTTCCAGTCGTTCCATTTTTTTAATTCAAGATTTGTTAAATTAAAAATTTAATGAAACCTTTGGTTGCATTTTTAAAATGGGAGAGAAACGGGAGAGAAACGGGAGAGAAACGGGAGAGAAACGGGAGAGAAACGTAAAGACAATTCATGAACTTGATGACAATACGAAGTTCATGAATTCTGTGAAGCCGACTCCATTTTCAATACAATATCGTTCTTATTTTTTGAAAGATTTTTATTTAGAAGAAACGGTCCGCTATACACTTTCGATGTTATTTGAAATGGATGAATTAAATGTGATGTTAACCGGCAATTCAAACTGTGGTAAAACGGCGATGATGTATGCGATGGTGAGAGAATACTTTGGACTTGGACCGAATGATGCATTTCCACAACAGAATTTTTTAATGATCAACAACATGCAAGAACAGGGTATTCAATATTTTCGGACCGATTTAAAACTGTTTTGCAAATCGTTGACCCAAATCGCCGGTAAAAAAAAAATCGTCATGATTGACAACATCGACAATTTGAACACCTGCATTCAACAAATTTTCTGTAATTACATCGACAAATATTCGAACGTTTTTTTTTTCATGGCCTGTTCAAATATCCAAAAAATTATCGAAAATATTCAGTCACGAGTCCATGTGCTGAACATCCAATTGCCAACCACCGAAAATATGAGACACCACATGAATAAAATTTGCAACGACAAACAAATTTCGTTGACTCCCACAGCACAACAGTATCTGTTAAATATTTCGCAAAACAACATTCAATCCATGACCAGTTATTTGGAAAAAATGTATATTTTTCGGATCCATTTGGAAGCGCCGGCGAGCGATTTAGATGTCGGCGATTGTGAAGAACTCTGTAATCACATTTCATTAAAGTGCATCACAGAATACATCCTGTTGTTGAAAGAGAGAAATCTCATTGGAGCCATCCAGAAAATACAATTTTTTACGAATGAAGGATTTTCGGTCATCGACATTTTAGATGCTCTGTATTGTTTTTTTAAAATGCAATCTTTCGATCAACAAGAGATAAATCAAATTTTGACCGAAGAAATCAAATTTAAAACGATCGAACTGTTGTGCCGGTATATTAATTTATTTCACACGTTGAATGAAGGAAAAATCGAACTGGTCATGTTTACTCATCATTTTTATAAAATACTTCAGTAGACATGGCGACCACTTTATTTTCACCACATATACCATGTATTGCCAAATTAAACAAACTACCGTTTCCGACGAAATCAATGAACGTGCTTCCAAAATGCAAATGATCTCTCACGAAGCACTCGAACCCATGTTCAGTTTCTATCCAATCCCCACCAAATATGTGAAATTTCCGACCGTCCCGTCTTTCCAACAGCCGCCCCCATCTTCTTCTCTCGGAATCACACCGGACATTTCATTTCACACAGGCTATAGAGGACCTGTGGTGACGTACCAAAAACACATCGACTGTGAAACGAATTTGAGGGGCCAGATGCCTGACTATACACCACCACATAATGTTTTTGAAACGTTGACACAAGGAAAAAGTTTAAACGACAAAGGCATCGTGTATTCGGGGTATTCTCATGCATATCGCCAGCCTTGTTTTTCCACACAACATACTTCCCCTTTTAATACAAACACGAGAGTGCAATTAAAACAAACGGCGGCTCCACAATATAATTAAACAAAAAACGGCAAATCTCCTTATACCCAATTCTCAAATAAATTATCCTCTGTTGTGGAAACAATAACATATAGACAAATTCTCGGATAATTAGATTTATTGGGTGTTCCTCTGTGCCAAAGACATCCCGAAAAACATAGTCCCGAACCGATTTTAATGTCTGGTGTAATAACATTTTGGTTTTTGGGGAAATTATAGGTGTAAGGAACTATAATTTCCGTTTTTCCCATATTTTCATCATCGGTCAACGGTATCAATATTGTGTAATAATTATCACACGGAATGCTTGAATTGTCTTGATGAAAGTCTTGCTTTTTGTTGTTATGTTCCGGATTAATTAATAAATTAACAAAAACAACTTTAAAAATGCGACCTTCGGTTGCATTAAATGAGGAAACCTCATTTTTAAAAATGCGACCTTCGGACTCAAAATTAAAATGCCGTAAAATTTTGTTTTCATTTATAAAATTTTCATAAATCATTTTTGGTAAATTGATATCAATACGTCCATCTTTCAGAACAACGTAATGTAAATTGGTTGGAAGAGACTCTAAACCTTTCCATTCTCTCAACAGAGTTCGTCTCGAAGATAATTTATCATGATATGTGAAATTACCGTTTAAGATTTTCATAATTTGTTTTTCATTTAACAAATTATCAATAATTAAATATTTATTTTCCATTAATGTTTCCATTTGCTTTGGCATTCATTTAAATTAAAAATAAATTTCAATTTTTTTAATCCTTTGGTCAACTCAACTGTTCGCGCAGCAATAAATATAATCTCCAACTACAGTTTTATTTTTCACAAGACGGCTCATTTTGGCGGCCGAAACACCTTCATGTAATGCGGCCGCCAAAATGCTGTTCCACATTCCAATAACCAAAGTTTCTCGCTCGTTCCTTCCATTTACTTCGGAAACGTCATTGTTTGAGATTAACCGTTTCTCAATTTTTTTGCCCGTCGATGCAATTGATTTGGGTTTACTGACTTCCTGTTGTTTCAGAGATACACCATAGTATCCTTCCCCCGAATTTTGATCGATCCACAATGTCGCTTTTAATGCATAAGGTGATGAATTTAAATATTCCTTGATTTCCTTCATCTCTGTGGTGTCATCTCTCACTTCACGACCAACAGACTCTTTCCAATTTTTGTATTCAAACAACAGAGTTGAATTTAAAATTTTACCGGTGTCTGAAAATACACAGACTTGAAATATAAATGTTTCGACGTTGGAATAAATGTCTTTTTTTATGTATTCCGCCTTTTTCAATTTAATCCCCATGTATCCGTGATTTAATTGAATACGCTTGGGTCGAAATCTCGTGTCTAAATACGCTTTGAGAGCGTGAAATATTTCTTTGGTGGGTTTTACTTGACTCCATAAACGGTATCTACCTTCTAAATCAACTGAAATTTCTTCCGCATCTGGATGAACGATGCAAACTGAATTGACAAATTCAGTGAATTTTTTGGTGATTTCATCTTCGGGTAACAACACGTTTTGGTACACATTTTTATTTTCTCTTTCGTCAATTGCGTCGATTGATTTTTTTTGATTTTCTAATTTCTCGTGTAGTCCTTCCAATTCAATTGTTTGTTTCATGATCCATGCATCTTGCTCTGTCACCTTGGCTTCTAACATTTTATTCGTTTGAGTTAACTCATCATTTTCTCTCAAAATTTTATTAAAATTATCAATGGAATAGGTTTTCGATTCAATAATTTCTTTGATTGTTTTTAATAACACATTGGTCGTGAATTTTTCATTATCGTATGCAATGATTTCAGTTTTGTTTTTCCCATTCAATTCGATGCTGCGGATTTGACATTTAATTTTGGGGTGGGTTTTTATGAGATTTTCAATTTCCACTTTATTTTGTACACGAAATGCTCGAATGAGAGAAAATCGGGTGTATTGTGTATGGTGGTCTCTCATTCGTGTCGATAAATCATTGGTTTGACCAAACTTGATGAGTTTTTCATTGGCTTCGTTTGTATTTTCAATTGTTCCAACATAAATGCATTCGGTGTTGACAGGAAATTGAACGACAATGGCTTTTTCGACTGCTTTGATCTTTTCTTTAAGTAATTTTTCTTTTTCTTTTTCTGAACTATTTTTAATGTTCATAATTAAAGTTTCTTTTTGGTCTAGTTGCAATCTTAATTCGTTTGATTCTTCATTCACAACCTCATGAAATATTTCTTCCAATTTTATGAAATAATTATGAATTTCATCCGCCTTTTTGGTGTTAGATTTCAAACATAGTTTTTTGAAAGTGTTGATATTGAAAAGTATTGTTTCTTTGTTCAATCCTCCCCGATTTTTGATCGCTTCCGAACCCTCGGGAGCTGCTATTTTTTTTTCATTTTCAATAGGTTTCTGGATAATTAAATAATCAATGTTTTCGATAAAATGTTTGGTAACCACAACTTTGGCATGGTCTTTACGGCTAAACCCCAACCATTTCCACACATTTTCCAAATCAATCACAAAATCATTCTTGTTGTAGTTTAAGTAGCAATAAAAACTACCTATAAACAAGTGTTGTTGTGATTCGGTAAATTTTTCTTGTATTTTTTGAATGAATTTATTTTTATAGTCACCATGAAATCGTGTTATGGGATTTTTTTCAATAAGATCCACAATATCAAGTTTGATGGAAGCAATTGGTTCCATGCTGGTATGCTTGTAATGCAATTTCGTCTTTAAATGGTTTTGTAATTTTTTACAATTATTTTTTTGTCAATGTTTACAAAACTCTGCCAATTTCACAATCGTCGTCTCCGATCGCGCGCGTTTATTTTATTTTATTTAGCATGGTATTGTATTCATAAGATGGCTTTGGGAATACGAAAATTTAATATGCGAGACATGCTTTTTGATAAAAACGAAAGTAACGGCCCTGTGGTAGTTATGTTAGGAATGCGAGGAAATGGTAAGACTTATTTAGTGAAAGATTTGTTGTTTTATCATCAAGATGTTCCCATCATGACTGTAATTTCAGGAACAGAAGCCGGAAACGGCTTTTACAAACCTTTGGTCCCCAAAATGTTCATTCATCACGAATACTCGCCAGAATTAATCACAAATGTTTTACTTTACCAAAAAAAAGTATTGCGACAAATTAAACACAACAAAAATACGTTTCAATCAAATCAAATTGATCCTCGCACAATTGTCCTTTTTGATGACTGCTTGTATGATGACAAATGGACGAGAGATAGACTCATGCGTTGCCTTTTTATGAACGGAAGACACTGGAAGGTCATGTTAATCGTAACTATGCAATATTGCATGGGTATTCCGCCAATCCTTCGTGGTCAGATAGATTATGTATTTATTTTGAGAGAAAACAAAATGGCAAACCGAAGAAAGATTTATGAAAATTATGCCAGTATTTTTCCGACGTTTGAGGCATTCTGCACGGTGTTGGACCAGACCACAGAAAATTATGAATGTTTGGTGATCAACAACATTGTCAAATCGAATCGACTGATGGATCAAATTTTTTGGTATAAAGCAGAACCTCACAATGACTTTCGTCTTTGTTTGCCGAAATATTGGGAAATTTCCGACCAACAGCCAGATTCGGAAGAGGAAGAAGAATATAATCCGGCTGCCCATCGCAAAAAAAATACACCCAATTTGGTGGTCGTGAAACAAAAATAATCCGTTGGCCTATTTCAAAATGTAATTTGAAAATTCAGGGAATCCAGTTTTTTGAAAATAACCAATAATTTTATTCTTAATTTTTCTATTGATATCAATATAATCGGCCAGATTAGTATACAGTAAAAACTCCTGTAGTTTATCTGGGTTTTGTTCATACATCATACAATATTTTTCGATGGCTGTGATAAGGGCAACACAGACGGTCATGTTATTAATAAATCTTTTCACAACTGTAGTGTTGTTATTTGGATTCGCGGTCCACTCTTCCGTCTTTGACGGAGTTGACTCTTTTTTTGAAGTGACGGCATTTAACTCAATGACTACATGTGCCGTAACATTAAACAGTCTCAATTCCGATAAACTGTTGTGAGTTGTGTTTGTTGTGTAATCAAAGAACGGCACGTTTTCGTAGTGGTCCAACAACATAGTTTTTTGTTCATTCAAAAATGAACAAAAAAATCAATTTTTTGGGGGTGCAAGCACCCCCATAACCCCCTTTTTATTCTAATAAATCAAACCTTCCAACGATTCGCCAATCCCCTCGTGGCGTTTGGTGGTATCAACGAAAGAAAAGACAACACAATCCAAACGAAGAATACCATCAAGATCATTAAAAATGTTAATAGATCATATTCCAACAAGTTCATACACTGTCACCACATATTTTTTTATTATTGACCCAGTAAATCCTGCTGCAGTCGTAATCTTTGTCGGTTGCCTTGCGCAACACACTGTGTTCGCCAACGATCAATGGCGGTGTGCGAGAGATGAATCATAAAATAGTGTTCAAATTCGGAAGGAGTTTCGAAATACAAATGCAGGGGTTTTTTGTAATCCGGTTCATTCTTTTTTGAATCGATCCAACGGACTTTAAATAGATTTTTTTCTAAATAACTTCCGATCAAAATATCATAATAAGGTCGCCCTGTTGTCGCATTGACTACATAAGAAGACACCGCCGCATCTGTGTTGAACACTGCGATTGTGTGTTGTCTCGTTTTTTCGTTTTCTCTCACAAAATCCATGTCCTTTTTTATTTTTAGCAAAAACACATTTTTTTTGTATTTTTTGGAATCTTCTCTCATCTGTTTTCGGGCATTGTTCTCTTGTGTGTCAATGGTTGCAATTGAATAATGGTCACCTTGAATCGAATCGCGGTCATCGTTATTATGTTCTATGATGTCTGCCATTGAAACATAGACAACAAACTCGTTTAAATGGTTTTTTGTTTCTCTCAAAAACTTCGTTTTTGTTTCTCTCTTTAACACAACAATGTCGTTGAGTTCTTTTTTAAATTTGCATCTACAACAAAAATTTCAGTTGAACGAATTTATGAAAGGGAGAGAAACACAAACAAAGTTTTTGTTGAACGAGAGAGACAGTGTCCCATTTTGTTTTTGTTTTTACCAAATACACCACTGTTGTTCTCTCTCGGTCCCGTTCAACAAAAACTTTGTTTCTCTCCCTTGGATTTCATTTTTGTCCGATCCAAAAACAGGTGGCTTTTACGAAACTGAAATTTTATGTTGTCCACGTGAGTGGGAGACAGAGCGAGAGAAAGAATCACTCTATTACCACAATCAGTGCAAACTTCAATGTCTCGAATGGTTTTCAGAAATCCCACATTATCGAGGACATTATGTTGATTTGACCGAAAGAAAAATTGTGGTGTTCTTTGATGTATCCGAAACGAAGTTTGCTCCACAAACACAAACAGTCATGTATGAAATCCGAAATTATGCCGAACGATTGGATCCCTTTTTTGTGAATTTTTTAAACGACGCCGACAATGGTCACACATGTCCTACCGTCATGTACCCCCTAAATAGTGAGAGAAAACGACAACAATTGAAACACGGATTTTCTTATTATTTTACAAAACATCCAATCAACGAAGAAGCAAAGCAAAAACGCTGTGTAGTATTTGAAAGTGAACCTTTTATGGAAAACCAACAAACCGTGTATTGGGTAAAATCAGTGTTGTCGTTTTCGGAACTCTTCCGTCTTCGACGGAAGCAACGGAGTTGACTCTTCCGTCTTCGACGGAAGCAACGGAGTTGACTCTTCCGTTGAGTTCAATATCTCTCCCTCAAACATAATATCAATATAACACATGTCTTGGAAACAATATGGCGGAACAAAAAATTTAGCCAACGATAATAACATTGTAACTCATTCGATCGTTTGTGATCTATTCACTCTTCGATCTTCTTACATTGGCAATTTTTCAATCACAGGGTCTTTGTTTGTCAGCGATTCCGTATCCATTTCGGCCAATTTGGCGGTCACCGGCGACATCACAACAGCGGGCAATGTGGTCATCACCGGTGGCGGGTTCATATTCAACGATTTGGATATTCAGGGCAATTTAACGGTCCACAGAAATAGTCAAGTGAATGGAACATTTGCAGCAAAAGATGTGGTGTTGTTAGGAAGCAATGCATCTCTTTCTTTGTTCGCAAACACGGATTCGCAAATGGGCGTCAACAATTTAAATCCCCAAGCCACATTGGATGTCGTCGGATTTCAATCAAACGTGTTTTCAGTGCAGTCGACTCAGTCCACCAATCGAAACATCATCGCGGCAAATAATAATCAACGGGGACTTGTCGTTGAATCATCCAACACCACAGCGTCGTTGCAGTGGTTCGTGGATTCTGCAATCACACAATTCGGACCCGTGGACGCGTTCATTGAATACGATCAGCCAAAACAACAGTTGGAATTATTTTCGGGAAACAATGTTTGGATCAATTCGCAAACGAGTATTGGAAATGTGGCACAGCATGTGCACGAAGAACGTGTGGTGATTTACGACATGGTTTCCACTCAATTGTATCAAAATCAACAATACTCTGTTCCAGTTCATCAGGGGAATGCATTATCTCTCGCTGGTTCCGCCCAAACATTGATGTACGTCGGAACAACAGGCGGGATTTTGTCGGGAGGTGTCAATCCGAATGATACCACCACATCGTTGTCGGCGTGGGGCTGGCAACAAGAAGACAAATTCACAACATTTCAAAATATAATATCGGGGAATTCGTTGGTCCGTTCGGGACGTTTGGGAATCCAGACCATCGACCCCGACATAGCCTACACGATGCATGTAAATGGTCCTTCGAAAATAACGAATGCCCGAACTGTCCCCATTGTGGATAGTTCTTTTGAAATCAAGTGTTGTCATTTTTTCGGGTCAAAGGGAATGGCTGTGGGCACTCCTTCGGCCATTTCTGCGCCTTTCACACAACAGGTCTTTGTGACAAATGATTCGGGAGTGCATTGGACGGCAGTGAATATCAATGGCGGTAATTTAGAAGACACCGCCAACACTTTTTTCGCCGTTTTTGTGTTCGACAGCAATTATGCGTTTGTGGCAGGAAATTCGGGATATTTCTTTTTCACCGCTGATGGCGGTGTGACTTGGAAACCTGTGGTGGGGGTTTTCGATACCATCACAGGTATTTATGTAATACCTAGTCCTTCTGTTTCGGGTGTCCGAGTGTTTGTTCTCTCACAAAATTCAATGATCTACTATTTCGACGCGACATTTGTTGACTTAACCACCGCCGGTTCACAGTTGACGCCGAGTGTTAGTTCTCTTCATGATGTGTTGTCGTTCACTGAATTTAGGGGCATCACAGGTGCGGGGTCATATATTTATGTGATCGGTGTCAACGCCACACAATCTGTGATTGCGCGTTACAATCTTAGTCTTTCTCTCCCCTTTTACACCTTTGGCGCACTGTCCGAATCATTTCGAGACATCGGTTTTGTGACGGCGACAGATGGTGTGGTGGTGGGCGCCGACACTATTCTATACACACACAACGGTGGCACAACATGGTCGTCTGCTGTTCTTCCGACGAGCGGCGACAATTATTTAAAAGTGGATGTCATAGATATTCACTTGGCATTGGTCGTGGGTGAAAACGGGAAAATGTTGTCGAGTCAAGACGGATTTGCGACTTGGAACGCGATCCCTTCTTCTCAGTTGACGGCATCCGGCAATGATTTTAATTTGACCGATTTTAATTTAATTTATGTCCGAGCCATTGACACCGAAAATTTTGTGGTGATTTCGACGATTACTCCGTTCATCCCACCCACATTGGGCAAAAGCCGCATTTTGTATTTGGCGTGGCCCCAATTATTTCAAAATCAACTGTTATTAAATGTGGATGGAGACGCCAGTTTCAATGGGAATGTGGACATCCACAACATGGCATTGGCGGGCAACATCACAGTCGGTTCGAGTCGAGTCAACATCAATTCGGGCGCGTCGGCCAATCAAGGAGGCAATGTGGTGACTATCGGAAGAAATGCCGGTTTACTAAATCAAGAACAATACGCGGTCGCTGTGGGAGATTCCGCGGGAAGTATCGATCAACACGCGTTCGGCGCGGCATTTGGGTCACTGGCTGGAAATAACAATCAAGGATCGGGGTCTGTCGCCTTTGGCGCAAACGCCGGAAGATTAAATCAGGGCGGGGGAGTCGCGATTGGGTTTGATGCCGCGGAGATCAATCAGGGGTTGAATTCTGTAGCAGTGGGTCCTTACGCTGCGCAACAGACGGCAGACATCGAAACAGTTGCGGTTGGATTTAACGCCGGAAATTACCAGATGGGTCTTCGTTCAGTGGCATTGGGAAGCGGAGCCGGATTAACGAGCATGGGACAATATGCGGTTGCGATTGGTTATCAAGCGGGATTGACGAACCAGCACAATCAGTCGATTGTGTTGAACGGGAATGTCCTCGCATTGAACACCACAGCGTCTGGTCTTTTTATACGCCCCGTTCGGGCCATTTCACTTGCCGGCTCATATTTGATGGCGTGTGATGGATCGGCGACACACGAAGTTACACAAATCCCCACATTGACCGTTAATTCAAGTGGAAATTTAATTTCAACAGCCGCCATCAACACCACAGATTTGGTTGTCACTGGAAACACCTCTTTGAATAATACTTCTCTCGGAAATGTCACTGTCGGTTCTCTGAATATTTCTGGAAATGTGTTGATGCAAAATGCGACCATTACTCAACTGCAAGTCACTGGAAATGCTGTGATGCAAACCGCCAACATTACCGGAAATTTGACGGTCGGCAAAATATTCGCGACGGCCAACATTTACACTCCCCAATTGCAGGTCACTGGTGACACGGTGTTGAATAATTTAGTGGTCACTGGAAACACCACATTGACTGTCAGTGGTGTCAGTTTGGACAACATCGTGACGAATGGAAATATTTTTATTACGAATAATTTAAACATCAACACCGGAACCACAGGCCAAGGTATTTACGACATTTCTCTCGGAATTGATGCAGGCAAAACGGGTCAACAAAATTATGATGTCGCGATTGGTTTCAAAGCGGGCGAAACAAATCAGGGACTGAATGCGGTCGCCATCGGTCATCTCGCCGGCCAAACCAACCAGCACGCAAATTCGGTCGCACTGAATGCGTCTGGTAATACCCTGTCCCCCACTACGGTTGGTTTTTTTGTGGATCCGGTGCGTCAGGCGATGACGAGCAACGCCAATCAGATGCTCGTGTATGATTCTGTAGTGAGAGAAGTGTTGCAAATATCGACGGTTTCCACCAATTCTCAGGGAAATTTGGTCACGACATCCAATGTAGTGACGCCATCTCTCATTGCAGATAACATCAACACCACATCGGATTCTGGAAACACGGTCATCGGCAATCCGTCGAACTCGCTGAACCAAATTCGACTGCAAAATCGGACATTCGTGAGTCAATTGGATTCGCTGGCAACCAGTGACACCGTTTTGCTTTATTCGAATAACACTACAGGAAATTTAATTGTCGGCAACGCAACAAACACAAATCGTGTGGTGTTTCTTCAGCCTTTTCAATCGAACATTGCCGCATATATGGATAGCATTCAGCCCATTTCTCTCACGGATACGATCTCCCTGTACACGACTTCGACGACTTCGAACATTGCAGTCGGTTCTGCGACCAATACCAGAATCCAATTGAATGCGGGGAATACGATCACACAAAGATTACAGAGTAAATCGGTGTACATTCCCCAAACGGGGTTCGAAACCACACAATCGAACCCCGGGCATTATTTGGCAAACATGACAGGCAACGCATTGACGTTGCTGACAAATCAGAGTTTGAATTTATATTCGTCCGCCTATTTAGATGGCACAGGAACCGCTGTGGTGACGGGGGGATCGATTTTAGTGGGGACGGGAAATATCGTCATCAACAGTGGAACCACAGGATGTTTTATCAACGCGACCAACAATCAATTGACAACTGTCGGAAATTTAAATTGCGCCAATGTGACGGGAGTTGTCGCCAATGTGACCACATTGAACGTCAGCAGCGGCATATTGTCAACGGACATGACTTGTTCAGGCAACGTTAAAACAAACTCCATTCTTCCATTGGACGGAACTTCCACTGGATCAACTGTGAACATGTATTCATCTTTTCAGGGAAATGTCGCCATCGGAAATACTACATCGTCAAATGTTATCATTGGTAATTCTTGCCAAATTGGCTCCAATTTAACTGTGGTCGGGACATCGCAATTGCCAACTATCAACACGGTTTCTGGTAATACCGTCATCGGAAATTCGGCAATCACGGGCAACCGCATTCGACTGCAAAATGTGACCCAAGTAAACCAAATAGAATCTGTAGTGCAATCCGACACTATTTCTCTCTACGCGAACAACACCACATCTTCTTTTACTGTTGGAAATGTTGCCAACGGCAACCGCATTGTCGCCGCGCAACCCATTCAAACTACAAGCGGTCTGTTTACTAATTCCATCCAAAATGTGGCACAAGCAAACACCATTAGTTTGTTTGCGAACAACACAACCAATAATTTCAGAATTGGCAACATTTTGAACACCGGAAATCTGGTCATCTTTGATCAATACACCGCCAGTGAAAATTACGCATCTTCGAGTGGCAATCGGTGTGGTATTCGAAATGCGAGCAACGTGGGTCTCGATGTGTATTGGGGAGGCCCAGGGGGAGGTCAATTGAATTTTGTTTCCAATTGTGTCGGGCCAACCACCACAGGGATTTCAATGATGTACATGAACTTGACTCAAGGGATTAACATGAATTATCCGTTGACTGTCGCGGCGAACCAAAGCGTCACCGGCGTGTTGCAAGTAAATAATTTAAACACTGTAGTGGGGAACACCGTTATCGGCAATGTGTCGTTGACAAACAATCGAATCACACTGAACAATCGAACGTTGGTGGACCAAATTGAGCCTTTGCAATTGTCGGACTCGATTTCACTTTACAGCACCACCACTACATCGTCTTTTACATTGGGTAACAGTTCGAACACAAACCGCATTATTATGCAGCAACCTTTTCAAGTAAATGGAACTATTTTCGCAAATGCATTGAATCCCAGGGTGGCTTCAGACGATGTTTATTTATACAGTTCGGCCACATCGGCCACTTTTCAAATCGGTAATACCGGCAATGGCAACAAAATTGTCATCAATCAACCCGCACAAACATCGACTCTTTATTCGTCGAACATTCAAAACATCAACACCACTGACACCATTACTATGTTCACGGCGCTCACAAACGGGACTATTACAATTGGCTCCAACAATAATGCCAACATGTATTTGAATGCCGTGACCACCAATGTCAAGAAACAAACCGTCGATATTATTTCGATCAACAACACGAGTCCCAGTGCCAGCGGGGGCAATTTTATCAGTGGGTCACAAGGAACCAACATGTCTATTTTCACGGTAAATGGTCTGCGTCTCTATTCGGCAGCATCGATTTCTGGCGGCATTATCTCAAACACAGGAGGCGCGTCGATTGAGATGGATTACGGCGGTTCGGGTGCGGAACTTCGAATCGCCAGCGGATCTACGGGACTTAAATTAAATAATTTGAATGGTTATTTGACGACCACAGGAGCCGTGACGATGAATGGTTTGGTAACTGCTAATAATGGAATTTCTGTAAACACGATCACTGGCACTACAGTTGGCAGCAGTATTTCATTATACGGGAACAACACGGCAACTAGTTTTCAAATTGGAAACGCAGGCAATGGGTCAAATCGAATATACATACAGCAACCTACTGTGATTAATTACGAATTGTTAACACAAAATATTCAGCCTCAAATTTGGGGAAATGACCTGTTCCTTTTCACAACAAACACTGGCGGCAATATCAATCTTGGTGCATCGACAAATTCCAATCTTTTTTTAAATCCAACGACAACCAATTGCAACAATTTAAGTACAAGTGGGACTGTTTTTGTGAACACACTCACTCCCACTACACCCACCAGTAATATTAATTTGTTTACAAACAATACCGCGCCCAATTTTACGATCGGCAATGTAAGTTTCAACACAACCACAATTTTGATTGCACAACCTACAACCATAAATTATGGGTTAAATTGTCAAAATATTCAACCACTGAATTTATCGGCCGACGCCCAATTATTTAATGGGTCGACGGGCGGAACCATTCGAATTGGCGCGGCGGCGAATCCTAATCTTTATTTGAATCCTGTCACCACAAATTGTACAAACATTGTGGCGAGTGGTGGTATTACCGCAGCCCAACTTAACACTAATTCTTTACAACCGACGAATTCTTCGATTGATTTTCAAATTGGTTCTGTTCTAAATGGGGGCAATATAGTAATCAACCAGCCTACGGTAATTTTTCAAAACAATCTATTCTGTCAAGACATTCAACCACAGTTTTCAGCAAATGGCACTAATTTATTTACAACGTCAACAGGTGGAACTGTTTCAATTGGTGCTTCCGCCAATTTGAATTTAAATTTAAATCCAATCACCACAAATTGTGCAAACATGAACGCCCAAATATATAATCACAATTATTCGAGTACTATTCCCACTTTGACGTCTTCCAGCATTGGATACACATACAGTTACACTGTACTTGCGGGTTTAGTGAACAACACAAATGTGCAATATGGAACAACGTGGACGATACCGGCGGGTATTTATATTTTTAGTTATCTCATTGGATGGAATTACGGGACAAATGGTTTGCCACTAACTGCAACCATAGCGGTCGGATTAAGTTCAACCAATGGGTCGAATATCGCATCAGTGACTCCTGGAACAAGACCTTTTGGGGCGTTTGGAGTTTATTATTGGGCATCAAGTGAATCAAAAAATATTAGTCATTCTTTTACATTCAGCACAGCCAGTATCGGAACCACATTGTATCCTTACACACAGTCTAGTGTATCAAATTGCAACACAATTGGGGGATATTATCAATTGACTAGAATTGCTTAAAAATGCGGCAAAGCCGCATTAATGAGGAAACCTCATTTTAAAACTTTAAAACTTTAAAACTTTGTTGTGATTTTCAATGTGAAACTCACAACAGGTCGCCTCGGTTAACCAGTGGTCGACACCATGTACGTGTCGCGATTCGGAGCCGTTCTTGCCGCCGTTCCGAATGATGATTTCAACCAACATCGCGGAATTCCGTCTTTTGTCATGTCGCGTTTCACCGCAAAACCGAGACAACCCGGTGTGGTGTCACAAGCGGCGCGGCAATTGTCCGCAATGGCCGGAGCCGGAAGGGGGTCTACGTTGTCTTTTGGATTGGATGAATAAGGACCATACCAACTGCCGATGTCATTGCCGGGGTAATCGACGCCACTTTGGGACGTGTAGGTTCGCGGCGCTGCCGACAGAGCCGCACCTTGAGTCCACTGTGCACACGAAATAACGGGCGTGGAATAGGCGGTGGATGACGACACGGAATTCCCTGTGATGGTGGGGTCCCACGCGTTCGCGATTTCGAGAGTAGAATACCACTGTAATTGATTTGTCCCCATCACACGATAAATGGCATTGTTGTCTTCCGTCCCCGATGCTTTGGAAGGTCCACTGGGGGTCGTTCCCACTTGGCATTTCACCGATGAACCGACTGTTTGCGGAGCAAACGAGGGAGTCGTTTCACGACCGACTGTTGGCACAAAAGGCTGTGGTGCTGTGGTGGCGGCGGGAGAAGGCGCAGTGGTTGCAGAAGGTGCAGGTGCAGTGGTGGCAGAAGGTGCAGGCGCTGTGGTTGCGGCGGAAGGCATCGTTGTCGCCGCGGGAGAAGGTGCTGTGGTGGCGGAAGGTTGACTGTCATTGAGAGGAGGTAATTGTGAGATCAACTGTTCTGAATGATTTTTTAATCGAGTGACATCTTGAATTAATTGAATCCATTGGGTCAACACACGACGAGCCTGTTCGTGTGTTGCCAAATTGGTTACGTGCAACGCCGCCGCAGTTTGAACAAGGGGGTCGATTGCGACTTGTGTAATTTGGGCATCGTTGAGTGATGATTGAGCACGTGGAGATGCTATTAACTTGGTTGAACCGTGAGGAAAATGGGCTTGAATATAATTGATGACGTTGTCGCAATTTTGGGATATTTTTATGACGAGAGATTTCATTTGACTGTCGTTGGCATCGATGGCAAGAAACACCTCTGTTTTCAATGGATCGATCAAATTAATTTGCGGATTCACCGCCAGTTTTTGCAACACTAAATCATAGGGCGAACTTAATTGTCTCGATTGAGCAGCACAGGGTGATTTTAAATCAAACCAAGGTGAAGAACCTGTAGTGCCACTTCCACAAGATGACGTTGTGGGGGACGGTGACGACGTTGTGGGGGACGGTGACGACGTTGTGGGGGACGGTGACGACGTTGTGGGGGACGGTGACGACGTTGTAGGCGACGGTGACGACGTTGTGGGCGTGTCAAAGGATTCAGTTGTTTTCAAATTTACAAAAACGATAAACCCGCACAACAGAACAATTAAAATAATGTATCGCGTCATTAACTTATGTTGAGAAATCAAAATAAGATAAGCTGAATTTACATTGAACTCGGCAATTGATTGCATTTTAGTTCAATAAATCCCAAACATGCAACGTCGTATTTTAAGATGAGCGGCATGTTGTTTTCTAAATACAATTCCATGTGAGGACACAGTGGAGTGCATTTAATAAAATTGTATAAAATTTTGAGAGAAAATTCTCCATGATTCACCACAGAAGCGTCTGCTTTTCTCAGAAACACTAATGAATCATGATCTTGCGATTCTGTGCGAATGATTTTACCATCACAAAACATGCCGTCGAATAAAAAAATCAGTTCATTGCCGACGGTTTGAATGATAATTCTCTCGTAAACCGTGTTGGCGTCTCGAATAATTTTTTGGAAATAACTGCTCGACATTCGGATGACACTCGAATAGTTTAAAACGGGAGGGACATATTTGTAGTTGTATTCGGGATCCAATAATCGCAAATGGTGTGTGTGGACTTGATGTAATTTTTCATTCTCGAATTGAATTCCTAATGATGAAACAATCCCATCATTATAATTTTCATTTGAAATGAATAATGTCAATTGATCGTCGTTGGTAATTTGAGTGATCATTTTAAAAAAATGCTGAGTGTTCAGACAGATGATAATTTTCTGTGGTACGCAATGGAATTCTTCAAACTCTTTCGCAAACAAACATGTTGTGGAAGTGCTCTGTTGTGCATTTGATTCTACGTCCACATTGTCGTTGCTCATGATCATTCCTTCGGGCGTGAAAATAATATTGGCATCCGATGTGATGATTTCTTTGTTGGCGGTGATCATTTTGTGAAATGGCGCAATTTGAGTTGTTTTAATGGTCAACACGTGATTCGGATTCATGAACATTCAATTGTTAAAACTTTATATTGTTCCATAACCACCAAACAGGATTCTTTATTGTTCCCAAAAAAAGAATGGAAATTTTATTTTAACACATCGTTAAAACAAAATTCGGTTTGAATTTCTTTCAAAATTTCAATCACATCATGATCGTTTCCGCAAATAGTTTGAATTCGTTCATTGGTGTAATTTAAATCGATGACACTTAACAAACGCAAACAACGTTCACAGTTTTCAAACATGGTTTTCATTTTATGGATCGCGTGTTCTTTCCAATTTACATCAACAATAGGTTGGGACACCACTAACATATTTTCATAAAAATGATAACGAGCGTCTGACACTACCAATTCCCCATGTAATTCAACTGTTTTTCTTATGAAAATGTCAATAGCAAAGATGAACGCTTCTGTTGTTTGACTGGAAGGAGCGAACGTCAGTGAGCGACTGTTGTCCATTTGTGATTTCTCATTGACGAGAGAAAACAAATCAATTTTGCTGTATGTAAAGATAAATCTCAACCATGGATTCCAACATGGATTCAAATGTGGGATACACATATTCAAACCACATCAAAAAGTCGTCTTCGTTTTTCTCGATTTTGTCAACAATTGCCCACACGTATTCGTTCGTCGCCACGTTCCGGAAAATCATGTGAACATGATTCCCCTGTTTAAACCCCAACACATTTTTGTATACAACGTCATCACAGAATTCATACCCAATTTCATCCCGCGTAATTTGCAACATTGACAACAGAGTTTCTTTCATTTCGAAAAAGAGAGAAACTGTGATTTTTGTCTCGAACAGAGCCGGCTCTGTCGGAAACCATTCCGGATGTTCTTTGGACACTCTGATTAATTTTTGGTCGGTCTCTCTTTCTTCATCAATACGAGACAACTGTCGTCGGCTCGCGGCTCCTTTTTTTTCCCCCGTGATCATTTAAATTAGCGCGCGAACATAATTCCGCAATTGCCGGCAACGAAAGAAATGATGTTGTATCTTTCTTCATGAACAACCAAATTGTAGTTATAGTTGTATAATTTCCAATTAAATTTGGTCACGCCAACCGGATTTCCGGAAGAATCACAGACCACATTAAAAGGCACTGTGGTGTTGATGGCGGGTGTGAAAGTGTTAAATTCGAACTCAGTATTTCTTAATGTGCTTAAATTCAGGGCTCCGGATGGTTGTGAATTACTTGTGTTCGAATCCAAACAGAATTGATAACAATAAATTCCGTCTTGTGCCGATCCAGAAGTTCGAGTAAATTTTTCGACATAATTAAAAACACCTTCTTCTAATGTATTCTCTCGATAAGACCCATTGACGAGAAGAGCCATGGTCTGCAAAATGTTCCGCTGATTGTCCGGATTAAAATCACCCGTGATGAAATATCCCGTGTTGTTTCCGACAGAATCCACCAAAGGGCCAATGTTGGCACCTTTTTCGTCAACAATGGGACTGTTCAAATCAAACTGTGGTGCAGGTCGAATATCACTGGGCAATTGAGAATACGGCCAATTCGTGTAGTTAGACCATTCGTTACGCATGTTCACGTCATTTCTCTGAAAATAAAACATCCAATTCGCGACCAATCCATTCGACGACAACAATTTGACGCGATGAGTGCCCGCAATGTGATCGAACCGGTAAGTAAATACGTCGCGAATTAAATACACGGCTTGTGCTTTGTCGGGATCGGGGTGTGTAAATTTTTTGACAGTATCTTTATCTAAAAAGGCGTAATTACAGATCATGTGGATGTCCGCATTCCAAATCGAATTGCGATTTTCATAGGCGGCGTCATTTAAAACCACCTGTGGTGGTGTCTGCAAAAACCGGAACATTTGGAATTGACTTTGATTAAAATCTGGCTGAATGTAAGGATAATTATTCGCCACATCGAAAATATCTCTCACTTGGAATAATTCCTGAATTGGACGCATCGTAATGTTGATGGTCAATTCATTGTACAACAGACAACATAGGGGAAAAGCACTGGACGCCTTTTCGGTAAACCATGCATTGATCGGAATGTACAATTGCCGTCCACGAATGGATGGTTCAGCACCGGTTTGTGTTGTGGTGTAATAGGCCGACGGATAAGTATTCACTCGCCCAAATGCACTCGCCGGTTCAAATAAGGAAGCCACGTTCCCCGTCATTTCGTTTACTTTTTGTTGTTTTTCGGCAGAATAATCTCTCTGACACACAGCGGAGAGATAATCCCCCGAATATTTCTGTAGTGTTACATTTCCACAAACAATTTCGATTTCTGTAATCATTTGAAATCCCATGTCTCGTATCCATCGGAAATCGTACGCCGACCAATTCTGTTGTGTTTCATCACTTGGATGATAGATGGGACTCCAAATGGGAGGGAGAGAAACCACTACATAACTGTCCATTAACATGTCCGCGTAGCGAGGAATTGTGAATGAAAATTTAGAAGATTCAGTCAATCGTAATTCTCGTTGTCCAACATAATCTACTCTGAATTTTTGCATTCCGAAATTTGAGTATTGTTTGAATGTGGTTTTGAAAAAATTAAGTTTGGGGTCCCCGACAAGTATTCCGTCGTTGCTTCCTCGTGCAACCAAATTTAAAGTTCCTCCACTGTTAGCCATATCATTATCCTATTTTTTAAAATGCGGCTTTGTCGCCGCATTAATGAGGGAACCTCATTTCTTTAAATGTGTCCTTTGGACACATTAATGCGGCTTTGTCGCCGCATTCTTTTTTCACTACAGAATCTATAGATGAGTCCTTTTCTTATTATAATTTTAGGAATTGTTTTTGTGATCATCATTTATTGGATCTACGCTTACATATATTCTCCATCTGTCACATTGTCCAGTGCCACCAAATTAAATCAAGCCAATGCGTCGATTGTTCCGTCGGATCGAACCACGTCGACCATATTTTCGTATAGTCTCTGGGTTTACATTGAAAATTGGCAACAAAGTGCCACCAATATTTTCAGATGCACCAGTTCCGCGGGAACTCATTTTTCTCTCGATTTGCCTTACTCATCCCCCACATTAACTTGCAGCATTTTGACAGGTGTTATTGCATGCACTCCAGCCACAACTGGTCCGACAATCATCAACATCACAAACAATGTGCCCATTCAACGGTGGTTTCATGTTATTGTCAGTGTAAATACAAACATCGTGGATTGTTATTTAGATGGAAAATTAATAACGTCAGCTCAACTGAACGGCATTCCGACCATTGGGTGTACTACCCCCGCAAGTTCTTGGAAAATAGATTTTGGTATCGCCGACATTGTGATCTCAAATTTCAAAAGATCGGTCGCTGCGACAGACCCCGCCACCGCCAATTCTTATTTCAAAGTGGCTCCGGCGGCGGCAACCGTGTTTGCAAATTACAGTGCGAATATTCAAGTCGTAAAAGACAACGTTCCTCAAAGTACATTTCGGTTGTTTTAAGTTTTGATTTTTTTTCGGCGTTTGCGTGTTGATTTGTCACCGTCACCGCCACCTTGCATCACATGAGTTGTTAATTTGTCAAATAAATCGTCGGGGATCACGGGAAGCAACATCATCTCGTGGACTAGTTTACCCGAAAATAAGTTTGCAGAGCATAATCCTAAAGGAGAACACAAATCCTGTAGTGGTCCTTTGGAAGGAAGAGTGAGAGTGAGAGATCGGTCGTCGGAAGGAGAGTCCACGTCAGTGGAGGAAGGAGGAGAGAAACGACGACTGTTGTCCATATATTTACATCCCAGTTGTTTTTATTTTTGCGTATGAACCATTTAAATAAAAACAAGAATACATGTTATTATGTCTTCCGGTAAATCTATTTTCATTAAATCATTTAACAATTTATTTTTTAAACTGTTCGAAGAAGTTTTGGAATTATTTCCGGACAATCAGGAAATTTTAAAAGGCAAAATTGCATGTGAAACCTTGAAATCGATGAACATAACCAGTTTAATTAAGGGATGGAAATTATACATTACATCTAAATACAAGACTGAAATTCAAGACGGGAATTTCGACTTTTTCATGAAACATAATTATGAAGAAGATGTTTCAGGAAATCAAGAACTTCTTAAGATGATTCAACAACTGCGAGAACCCATTGAATCTATGAATGAAGATCAACGAAACTCGTGTTTTTTGAAAATTCAACAATTAACACAATGGAGCGAAATCTATTAAAACTTCGCTCCTTCAGTCCACTTTGTGGACGACAAATAATTTATAAACAATTCCGATATTTCGATTTAATTCCCATATTCCAGAAATTTTTATAATCATTTTCGGAACAATCCCTTCCTTCAATTGAAAGGGACTGTTGTTAAATGGCATAGACCCTGTAATGATTTTGCGCCTCAGTGAAGATGCATATGCGTATGTAAAATTGGGTTCAGATTCTGTCGAAGAACAAACAACAGAATGATGTTTTTCGGAATACAAATCTAAAATACTTTTTTCCAATTCAATAAATTGTTGAATGCACGGTTGGTCTGCTGTCCTAAAAAATATCATATTTTTCTCAATATGCTGAATGGGGACAGAAAATTCAATATACAAACTTGTGAAAGAAAGAAAAGGACTGTGGTAATTCAGTTTTGTGAAAAAACCATCCATGATGTTGTTTGGCTTTTTGTCGAGCAATTCAATATAATTTTTATTAAATTCATTTATTGGGAAAATGATATACATCGCCGTGACTTAGATTGATTGTTTATTTTATGTTTATTTCTTTCTTTGTCTCTCACTTTCATTGGCATTCTCTCACTTTCTTTGGCATTCTCTCACTTTCATTGGCATTCTCTCACTTTCATTGGCATTCTCTCACTTTCATTGGCATTCTCTCTCACCAAAATTGATTTCTGCCGAAGATTTAAAAGAAAGACACTATGATCCCAGAAGAATTTGCCGGAGTGTTATTGTTGTCCGACAACAAAACCTACGGAAGAAAAAAACAAAAAATGTTGTATCGATGTGTCGTCTGTTCCAGTCGCTCTGCGAACAGTGAAGTTGGGTTACCCACAGAAATTTTGGTTCCGTACCAAATCAAATGGGGATTTTCAAAACATCCAACAAACCAATACATTACTTTTCGATTTCAACAACAACAAACAGAAGGAGAGATCACAAATGTGTTGGGACCTGTTGATTCATTGGACGCGTATTATGAATTTAAATTATTTGAAAATCATTGCAAATGGAATTTCCAAAAACAAAACATTCGCGGCGACCAACTTTGTCTTCCACCAGACAATTCTGTTGAAATTATTACGATCGACGGCGAAGAAACACAATGTTTCGATGACGCATTTACATACTCGGAACAAGACCGACGATTGGTCATTTATGTTGCCTATGTGGCTGACATCAAAGACCATCCCATTTGGGATGCGTGGATCAAAAAACGTGTGGTGTCGAGTCTTTATCTCTCAGTCGTGGGTCACATTAAAAAAATAAATATGTTGCCGAACTCTTTCACCACAGAACGTTCTTTGATCGAGAATCAACCACGTAAAACAGTGGCATTGGAACTGTGGTTAGATGAAAATGGAAATGCGACAGATCGGTTTTCTTGGTCCGAACAAATCATCCAAGTTTCCAAAAATTATTCTTACGAAGAGGGAGAGAAACACCACATGATTCTTGCTTTGAAAGCCCTGTCGTTCTTTCGGGATAGAAGAAGCACAGCGCCGACTGTTGTCGCACAAATGATGGCGTGGTATAATGAAAAAGCGGGCGAAACCCTGTTCCAAAAAAAAACAGGGTTGTTTATTGATTTTGATAGAAACTTTTCCGTATCTCAACCAACATCAACATGGTGTCGTCCTTGGAAAAAGAAATATTATTATTTCGATGAACTTTCTCCCGAAGTCCGAGTCTTGTTATATGCAAGAGCAACAAGTCCATTACGGAGATGGGAAGACATTTACAATCAAATGGGATTGTTGGACTGGGTCGCTCCTTCTAGAATTCACAACATGGATGTTGTAACTCGAATTGTAAAAAGAATGCAAAATGAAATATCTCTCATGACATGGATTTCGATGAATCCCAATCCACCACCCATGATGGGAACTGTGGTTCAAAAAGAGGAGACCGACTGTTCGCATAGCGAACGAGGGAGCCGCAAGGCGACCGACTCGGACTGTTCGCATAGCGAACGAGGGAGCCGCGAGGCGACCGACTCTTCCGTCGAAGACGGAAGCAACGGAGTTGACTATTTAATCGCACTGACAGACATAAAATTGACGTCATGGATCACCACAGACGCTGATTTTGATTTGGGGACACAACATATGTTTCAGATTTTCATTTTTGAAGATGAATATAAATTGCACAAGAAAGTGAGGATAAAACATGTGGTGAATATAAATGCCGCCGAAGCGAAAGACAACAACGCGCAAGAGAAAAACGCAGAAGAGAAAAACGCAGAAGAGAAAAACGTCACGGCGATCCCGCCGGTATCACGGAGGATTTAGTGAAAATAAATATGTACTGATTCAAGATTTTCTCGGAGAAGGGGGACTTGATAGTGAAGGAATTTGCGCAAATCCAAGAGCAATCGATTATTTAAAAGAAATGTTTCGGACACATCCAGAACAATTAATTGTCAAGGGGTTGGTTACAAACACAAACCCCCAAATGGCAGATTTTATTGAAAATTATTATACCTACCAACAGTTTGATTTGACGGAAGAAGATCAAAACAATCTTTCCGAAAATTCTGCCTTGTGGTCTTTTTTGAAAAAACATCCGGAGTGGATTAAATACGACAAATTAGCCGCAAATTCAAATTCCGATGCATTGACAATGGCAATCCAAAATGTTCAGACAGGTGATGATTATTATTACTCATTTTACAACAGTTTATCTAAAAATACAAATCCAGCTGCGTTTAATTATTTGCAAACTCAGTATTCAGCAAATCCAGACATTGAGGAATTTTTTAATTACTATCAGTTATTTACAAATCAAAATTCGAATATTGTGATGTTTGCATTTAACATTGTGAAAAATAAACATGAACAAAATATGGAACTGACTGATGACCAAAAAGCAATCAATCATTGTGAAGACAACACTGTGGTAAATTGGTTAATGGACCATCCTGACATTCATGATTATAAAAAAATGTCGGAAAATAAGAATCAACGTGTTGTTGATCTTTTACTTCAAGATCCAACAAGAATTGTATTTCCTCATTTTTTCAAAAATGAGAATGATCGTGCTATTGAATACGTAAAGCAAAACAAGGACGTGTTGTTAAGTCAACAAACTATTCAAAATCCAGACGCCAGTGACTATTATTTTCCATTATGTGAAAACAAAAATCCCAAAATTTTTGATTTTCTCTTTTTACAATACCACGTTTTTTACTTTATCATGAGTAATCATGACTTATTACTAACCATAACAAAAAATCCAATTATTTTTAAAGAATCCCCCATAAACGACCCTTACGATAAAATTCAAAACATTCCAACTCCACCACACATGATTACTAAATATTCATGATGAACAAAAAAGAACATCACATCGAGGTGAGTCTTTCGTTGTTTTTTTATTTGGGAAACAAAGATTCTTGTTTAATGAAATGAGTTTGAACCATACGAAAACAGCAAACCATGTTTTCATCATATTTGAGAGTTTTTTCGAAAGGATCATAATACCATCCGTGGGTAATTTTCAATTCCATGAGTTCTTTTAACTTGAGGGGATATTCGGTATACATTACGATTAAGAATGCGAACAGTGTAACTGTCCAGTTGCTGCCCGAGAATTGAAACATGTGGTCGACTGAGAGATTGACGTCATGAACTTTACAATTAGTATTTATGTGGTCATAAAACACGTCTAGTAATCTTTTGTGATTTTCTTGATATTTTGAGAAGTCCATTTTTTTTGTTTGTTTTTGTGGAAGTTCAAAAAAACCGAATAAAATTATCAATTTTGGGGGGATTCGAGAGAATCTGAGAGACCCAAAATTGAAATTAAATATAAAAATGAATAGGGGGTAATTATAACATGAATCTATCACAAGACAAACTCTGTAAAACAGAATGGGAGAATATTGAAATCCCAGTCAACACAGAAGAGGCTCGAATATTAAGATTAATTTGTGATGGATTTAAAACACCCAACATCAAAATGAATGATCACGTGTCGTTGTTTACATTTATGAAAATAGATGTGACCCCCGAAAACGAAGCCTATTTGTTTGGACGTTATTTTAAATCGATCATTGAAGTTTATGCATCTGCAGTGAACTTCGTCGTTCCTGAAATAAAACTAAAAAAGGAACTGAAAAAAGCCGAAATCATCAAGATGAACAACGTCGACAACGAAATCACCAAATACAAAAAAATGATTTACGAATTTAATTTGCTCGACATGATCCAAATTTGTCTCGCCGACTCTCTAACAGGACTTTACACACTGATTCAATGGAGAAAAAACACAATTGTAAATGTAAACAAATATGTGGTGGATTTTGTGGAATTTGTCATTCGGCAAAAAGAAAGCGACAACTCTCGCTCCCTCAAAACAACCATTGTGCTTAATGCCGAAACGTGTATTGAAAAAAACAAATATTTGTTGCAATACGAAGATTTACAGTTATTTCCTCATCAACGCGAATTGTTTACATTATTCAACACCGAAAATGCTGAAACAACACCCAAATTGGTCATGTACATGGCCCCCACCGGAACAGGCAAAACGTTAACACCTCTTGGACTTTCCGAAGGGTATAAAATCATATTTGTCTGCGTAGCCCGTCACATTGGTTTGTCATTGGCTAAATCCGCCGTTTCCGTTGGAAAACACATCGCGTTTGCGTTTGGTTGTGACACGGCTTCGGATATTCGACTGCATAACAATGCAGCCGCAGCCTATCATGTCGAATTTCGAGAAACCCGCAAAGTGAAGAAAAATGGCAAAAAATACAAGAAAGAATACAAATACATCGACAACACGGTTGGCACAAAAGTAGACATCATGATCTGTGATGTTAAATCCTACATTGTGGCAATGTATTACATGCTTTCGCATTTTGCAGAATCACAAATCATTATGTATTGGGACGAACCCACGATTACATTGGATTATGATGAACACCCGTTGCACGCCCTGATACACAGAACGTGGTCTGAAAATAAAATTTCGAAAATTATTTTGTCGTGTGCAACTCTTCCCAAAACGGAAGAAATCCCAGCCACTTTGTTTGATTTTAAAAACAAATTCGGCGATTTATGCTATCCTCCCGAAATCCACACGATTTTGAGTTACGATTGCAAAAAAACGATTTCGATTTTAAATCCCGAAGGAAAATCCATGTTACCCCATTTGATGTTTCCCAAATATCGCGATTTAAAAAAATCGTTGAACCATGTAGTTCACCACAAGACTTTATTGCGATATTTCGATTTAAATGAAATTATTCAATTCATCGAATACATTCATTCTCATCCAGAATTCGTTGACAACAGTCGCTCGCTAACGCTGTTTGCTGCGCAAACGAGGGAGTCGACTCCGTTGCTTCCGTCGAAGACGGAAGAGTCGCGCAGCGACTCTTGGCTCGCTCCTTCCTCCACTGAGACTGACGTGGACAACAGCGACCCCCTTTGGACAATCGACGACACGTTTAAAACGATCGACGACATCAACATGAATTCAATCAAATGTTATTATCTCGATCTGATGCAGTGGATTATCCCACAACATTGGCCCGAAATTTATTTTGAATTGAAGTCAAAACAAAATATAAAATTCTGTAGTTCAAATTCTGAATTGCGGAAGACGCAGAGCGTCGATTCCACACGGGAGCCAACAACAGGTCCCCAAGGAACTCTGTTGACCACTTCGGATGCTCACACATTAACAGATGGCCCCACCATTTACATTACAGAAAATGTTGAAAAAATGGGACAATATTACATTCAACAGAGTAAAATCCCGCCGGAAATTTTCCGGAACATTATGGACAAAATTACACAAAACAATGTAATCCAAAAAAAAATTGCCGTTTTTGAAAAAACGGCCGAAGACCGTTTGAAAGCCGACAACGAAAAGGAAAAAAAGACGGAACGTGAACAAACCACATTTGATGACCACAAATTATCAGCGAGCATTCGCGATTTACAGGCACAAATAAAAAATGTTCAATTGCATGATATTTTCATTCCCAATTCACTGCAACATCAACAAAAATGGAATAATGGACAAATTACAGAAAACGCGTATTTACCACACGTCAATGAGGAACACATTCAAAGAATTATGTTGTTAACCGTTGAAAATAACATGAAAGTTTTGTTATTATTGGGAATCGGCGTGTTTGTTGAAAATATCAACAACACTCAATATATGGAAATCATGAAACAATTAGCGTATGAACAAAAATTATATTTGATCATCGCATCGTCTGACTACATTTATGGTACGAATTATCAATTATGTCACGGATTCATCGGCAAAGATTTATTGAACATGACCCCCCAAAAAACAATGCAAGCCATGGGCCGCATTGGTCGTGGGCACATTCAACAAACGTACACGGTTCGATTCCGCGATGTAGGAATGATCTCCCATTTGTTTTCGCCTTCGTCTTCTTTGGAAGCGGAGAATATGAATGCGCTGTTTGTCAGCGAGTAGATTCGAGAGAAGAACAGTTTTTTTGTTGTCCACATTTGTGGAGGAAGGAGCGAACGCTAGTGAGCGACTGTTGTCGACAAAAAATTGATTTGTTATCTCTCGATTAAGAAAAACAACAGCATCATGGGTTGTTGTTTTTCGTTTCGAAGAAATGCCAATGAAAGGGAACCCGCCGCCACCACATTGGTTTCATTGGAAACGCTAGAATACAAAGACACTCAAAAATTTATTCCTCCCATTTCACAAGGAAAAGTCATCAAAGTGTACGACGGCGACACGTTTACCATCGGAACCTACTTGGCGGCGTCGACCATTTCGACAGTTGCGTCCAAACCAGAAGCCTACCGATTTTCCGTAAGAATGCGCGGAATTGATTCGCCCGAGATGAAAACAAAAAATGCTCACGAGAGAGAAGCGGCAATAAAAGCCCAAACTGCTCTCTCGATGAAAATAAAAAACCGTGTGGTGGAATTAAAAAATGTCGCGTACGATAAATATGGCCGCATATTGGCCGACGTGTATTTGGAAGAAGAACACATCAATCAATGGATGCTTAATAATAAACATGCAAAAATTTATGATGGGGGCAAAAAAGAAGAGTTCGAAATGTAACTACACTGATTTCGACAAAATTGTTCATGTAACCCCATTTTTTCTGCCACCAAATGCAACACCACACCACAACCAAAAACAACGAGCCACAAATTCCCCGAAGAAAATGCCAACATCGCCACGTACATAAAACCCATCACCATACATCCTTCTAAAAAACTGTCCTGCAACAGCAACATGTTGTCATAATGCGCGTATTTCAAAATCGTGGTATTGACACCTTGACACGCTGCACCTCGCTGACAATACAAATCCTGTAGTCGAAACCAGAACCCGAAAAAATGTTTGGCGAACCCCGTTAAAAAATAACAGGCGAGAGAAGATGGCACCCACGAATAAAAAAAAAGAAACCAACATAGCAAATAAATGCCGACGATGATGGATTCGATTGCGAGTTGCATCAGTAGCGGCATTTATAAAATGTTGGGATGTTTTTTTTATTTCAAAAGATTTTGTTATTTCAAAAGATTTTGTTATTTCAAAAGATTTTGTTATTTCAAAATATAAGAACTCTGTTGTGGGGGATTTTTTCTCATGATGTCATAAATGATTCTAATGACGGGTTCGTCCGAATGAACACGGACATCGTCCAATTCAAATTCTGACAACAAGTCAGGATAATGATGTCGGTAAAACTCGTTCAAAATATTAGTTACCAGTTCTTTATCGCGCAAATTATGAAGACGAAACGCAAAGCATTCTGATAATCTTTTGTAACACAGAAAAGAACGAAGTGTTATGTCTGTCAAAAGAGGGTCTGATGCATGCGGGAATGTTATTTGTTCGTGACGTCTCAGTGTGGACATTACACGTTCTTCGGATTTAGTTACTTCGTCTTCTAATGTCTCGTCTGCTTCCATTTTTTGAAATAAAAATTTGTTCGAAAAAAAGATCAATTTTGCGAGAGAACAAACAAAAAAGCGCTTTGCTTCTCTCCTTTTTATTTTAAAACATAGGATGGAGGTGGATTCTTTGTTATGATGTCATAAATAATTTTAACACTAGGGTGATCTGAATCCAAATTAACAAATAAATCGTCCAACTCAAATTCATACAACAAATCAAGATTATTTTTGTAAAAATAATTCAAAAAATTATTGGTGTGTCCGGTATCTGCTTTGGTGGGGGGAACACCCATCATCGTAGGGTAATGTCTTTCTAAAGTTATGAAATCATAATAACAACGACCGAGTGACTTGTATGTGTAACTGTGAAATTGAATTAGTTCATGACGTCTCAACGTGTACCACATATCTCTCGTTCTTCCTTCCTTCTCTGTTTTCTCCGCTAGCAGTCGCATGCTGTTTGCGATCGCGGTTTCTGGTGACCACAGAGGTTTTTTAAATTCAAATGTCTCGTCTACTTCCATTTTTTGGGGAATGGAATTTGTTCGAAAAAAAGATCAATTTTTATTTCAAAACATAAGAACTCTGTGAGGGTGGGTTGTTTGTCATAATACAATAAATAATCCTAAAAACAGGTTTAGCTAAATTAACTAATAATAAGTCGCGCAAATTAAATTCCGACAACAAGTCAAGATGATTTTGGTAAAACTCGCACAAAAGATTTTCTGCGATTTTTAAACTATCATAATCATATAAATCAAAGCGATCGTATTTTAGTATTATATTGTAAGATTTAAAAGAATCAACGGGTATTTCTGCCGAAAATGAGCATGTGGAATGCATGAATATTTTGTTTTCATGATCTCTCAGTGTTGACATCACACGTTCTTGGGATTTTGTTATTTCATCGTCCACTTCCATTTTTTTTGAAATAAAATTTGTTCAAAAAAAAGATCAATTTTTTGGGGGGTTGCACCCCCCATGCCCCCCATTCAAGTAAATCAAAAAAGATCAATTTTTATTTCAAAACATATGAAATGTCGGGGGTGTAATTACGTGGTTGGTCTCTCTTAATTGAATAAATAATTCCAAATAAAGTATCGTAATGAAAGACCGACAGATCGTTCAGATTAAATTCATACAACAGTTCAGAATGTTCTTCGTAAAATTGTTTAAATGTATCCTGTAATATTTTATAATTTGAATATTCCATTCGTTTCATAAAGTTTGACCACATCGACGAGTAAACAAAATCTTCTATGAGTGCTGTTGTGTAACGAGAAGCAGGTGTAAGTACAGTCACAGTTTTAGTAAACGGTATATTTTCATGATGTCTCATTGTTGCAAACAATCGAGCGATCGCTCCTTTTTTTGACTTTTTTGGTTTCCACACAAAATTTTCACTCTGACTGATATTCATTATATGTTTTTATTGAACGAGATTAAATTTCAATTTTGTGAGAGAAAAAACAAAACAAAAAACATGTGGTAACATGTTTTATGTTTTTTTCCCGTATTGAAGTTCGAGTTCGCGATTATGGGCTTCGCGAAAATACATTTCTTGAAGATTATAAATAGTTCTATAAACAAGGGTATTCAAATGGATATATAAATCATCGCAATCAAAATCAATTAATAGATCTGGGTGTTTTTTATAAAATAACGTGACGATTACGTCAACATTTTTTGATGTTAGTTCATCAACATCTTGAATTGTTTTATGGCGGTCAAGTAACACAGATACAAGTCGGTGTTCCGAATCTGCAATTTCTTGTGTCGACAACTTAGCTCTGTATAATTCAGTCATATTCATCTTTTATGAACTTTAATTAATGACAAAAAATTATCAATTTTTATTTTAAAATTGGACTTGAATTAATCTGCCGATTTTGTTGAATACCGTGAATTATACGTAAAATGGGGCGGCGATGTAAATCAATGATTGCCATGTCATTCATATCAAAATCGTTCAATAAACTTGAATGTTCTTCATAAAATCTCTCAAGAATTTTGGTTAGTTCTTCAGAATTTACTGGGTAAATGTCTTCTTTTTTACAAAGAATCTGAAACGTGAGTGTGAATGCTAATTTGCAGTCAAATATGTTTGAAAGTGTAGTTTCAATAATTTGGTTAAGACGTTCATTAAAATAATGAAATACAATGTGTTCATGACTGCGAAGCACTGTCATAAACCGTTCGTCAGCAACAGTCGCTCGTTTGCGCTCGTTTGCGCTCGCTCCTTCCTCCACGTTCGTGGACAACATGTTATGGTTCCGTTTAACAACAAATGTTTATCAATTTTTCGAGAAGAAGGGAAATTGAAATTTATTTTTTTTGATTTTTAAACCCAACACCATGGTAAAACTCTGCACCACATGCGCCCCTTCTCTGCCTCCTTCGTTGATGGATTCAACATTGATTCTCTCCGATTTTCAAAAACACGCCATTCACGGCATCATGACAGGACATTCTGTGATGATCACTGCACCCACCGGTTCCGGCAAAACATTGCCGGCACTGTTTGCGATTGATTGGCTGACTCAATCCGGTGGACGAATTATTTACACCACCCCCATCAAAGCCCTTTCTAATCAAAAAAAATATGAAATCAGCAGCAAATTCCCGCACTTAACTGTCGGCATTTACACCGGCGACATCAAAGTAAACCCGCAGGCCCAAGTGTTGGTGATGACCACAGAAATTTTAATGAATTATTTGCATCAATTCCAAAATACCACGACCATGACACCCCGCCAATTTGATTTCACGTTGGACGACGTAAAATGTGTGGTGTTTGACGAAATTCATTACATCAACGATGAAGAACGGGGACACGTTTGGGAACAAACACTGATGATGTTGCCCACCGGCATCCAAAAAATCATGTTGTCCGCGACGATCGCAAATCCCGAAACATTTTGTCGTTGGTTGGAATCCATGGGTGGACCCGAAATTTGGCTCTGCCCTACCACACACCGTGTAGTTCCATTGACGCATTACTCGTATGTCACCGTTCAACAGGGATTTATAAAAACGATCAAAGATGAATCGCTGAAACGCGAATTGCAAACGATGACACAAGAATTAACAATGATTCAGAATCAGTCCGGCGGTTTTAATGAAACGGCGTATTTTAAAATAAAACAAAAACTGAACCTGTTGAACACCAAACACACTGCACCGATTAGCCGGAAATTTGTCTTGAATTCTCTCTTAACATTATTACATCAACGCCAACAATTGCCCGCATTGATTTTCGTGCTTTCGAGAAAACAAGTGGAAGCAGTTGCCAAAGAAATAACATGTTGTGTTGTTCCAGATGGCTGTCGGTCGTCGCAGAGCGACTCCCTCGTTTGCGCAGCAAACAGTCGGTCGTCGCAGAGCGCGGTCGTCGCAACTGGTCACTCGCCATCGGTCGTCGCTGACGCTGTTTGCGCAGCAAACGAGGGAGTCGCGCAGCGACTCTCGGCTCCTCCCTCGCTCGTTGGTCACTCGCTGACTCCACGCGAGATCTCTCGCTTTTGCGAACATTGGTTGCGAGAGAAGTTGACAAATTTTCGGGAATATTTAGATCTTCCCGAATATCAAACACTAGTTTCTCTCATGGAAAAAGGAATCGGGTACCACCACAGTGGCATGATTCCCATTTTGAGAGAATTAGTGGAATTATGTATTTCAAATAAAATGATCTATGTTCTCGTCGCCACAGAAAGTTTCGCAATTGGGTTGGATTGTCCCATCAAGACTACCATCTTCCCGTCGTTCACGAAATTCGACGGAACGGTGAATCGAAAATTACTGCCTCACGAATACGCTCAGATGAGTGGTCGAGCCGGAAGACGTGGATTAGACACAGAAGGATTGGTTATTCATTGTAACAATTTGTGTCCCTTGCCTCTTCTTCAAGAATATAAACTTCTGTTGTGTGGGACTCCGCTTCCTTTAAAAAGTCAATTCAAATTTTCGTTTCCTTGGTTGTTTTCTATTCTTGTGAATAAACCACAGGGCATTCATGTGAATGAATTGGAACAAATCGCAAACCAAAGCATGTTGGGCAATCAAACTCGCCTTTCTCTCGAAATGAAAAAAAAACAACTCGAACAACTTGTGTCGTTGAATGCAGTTGCTGCAACACCAGAGTATGTGTTGCGATACGTCGATCTGCAAAAGCAATGTGAATTTGCTTCCAAGAAAAAAATGAAAGATCTTGACAAACAGATGAAAGAAATCATTTCAGCGAACCCCGATTTGTTCCGCGATGATTTGGCCATGTATCAACACCGTTTACGGGAAGAGAAAGCAAACACTGTGATGAAACAAGAAATTACCCATCTCGAACAATCTGTTTCCAATCATCTTCAAACCATTTTGGACAAATTACGGTTCGAAAACTTCATTCACGTGGTCGCCAGCGGCGACGACCGACAGATTCAATTGACGCGTCGCGGCAACTTGGCTTCTTATTTTTCAGAAATTCATCCTTTGGTGGGATGTCAACTCATCGAAGACTCTCGATGGTACTCGGCAACTCCTTCCGAAATCGCCGGACTTCTCTCGTGTTTCGTCGACGTGTTGCCCGCAGTGTTGGGCGAAGAAGCCGACAACAAAAAAAAATCTGTAATGACAGATTTAGAAGTTGTTTATCTCTCACTACACGAATGCATGGACAAGTGGGACAACTGGAATTATGAAAACCAAATGAATTGCAACACGTCATCTAACGTGATCAGCAACACTTGGTTTCGTTGTATTGTCCGGTGGTGCGAATGCACCGACGAAGTTGAATGTAAAACATTAATAGCGACTGTTTGCGCAGCAAACGAGGAGGGAGCCGCCTTGCGGCAACCGACGGCGAGTATTGGAGATTTCATTAAAGGAATTTTAAAAATCAATGCCATCGTTCAAGAATTAAAACAGGCTTTTGAAAAATCTGTCGAAATTCAGGAAAGGATTCCGATGCTACATAAATTATCACAAATCGAAGTGTTGTTATTGAAATATATTGCTTTACCACAGAGTTTATATGTTTAGTTTTTGGGCGTCAAAAAATTTTTTTTGTTTTTTGTTTGAAGATAAATATATGTTGTGATCTCTCCTATTTATGGAACCTGCCATCGTCGTCACTCCTCCTTCGCTTGAATTTGATTTTGAAAAATTGGACAGAATGCGGCAAACGATTGAAGGTTATCCGTTGCAAAAACAAATTGAAGTGTTGCATATTTTACAAAACACCAAACTGAACGAGAGTAAAAATGGGATTATCATCAACATGTCGTGTTTAGACCAAGATGTGTGTTGTCAGTTGGAAAAATACATTGAATATTCCGAAAAACAAGAGAAAGAATTAACCAAATTTGAAGACGAAAAAAACAATTTGATTCAGTTGTATTTTTCGAATCACCAAGTTGCTAACGACAAAATTGATTCTACATAATGATCATCTGTAATGTAAATGAATTTTAATCATTGCCACAATTACTCTTTTGTTGGTTCATGTGGATTTTTATATAAAAATGTTGTAGTATGTTTGAATGAAAAACATAATATAAAAAACCTGTTGTTAAGAAGCAAAAATGAAAGCAGTTGGCATGAACCTATTCTAAACATCGTTGACTGGCAACACGGACTGTGCTTAAAAACTTTCGATGATCACGAACCGAGGAATGTTGCTTTGACACTGCATGCACAGCAACTGATAGAACCGCCCCGCGGCGACCAACTAACTAACGACAATTATAAAATGAACGCCCTAAAAGATGTAATGGTACTTATGTATTCACAAAATTTGGTTGCATTTGAAGAATTTACTCAACTTGTTTCCGATCATCATGAAACGTTTTCAGAAACGCTGCAATTATTTTATGGCGACATCATGAATGAACTCAAAGTGTCCTATGTGTTAAAATAGTCGGTCCCTCGTTTGCTCCACAAACAGTCGGCAACTTTTTTGGATTCGCCAAAATTGATTTATATTTATCATTTATTTTCATCACATACTACACAACAATCATGGTAAAAAACACAACCGGTGGACATCACAAAAACATAGCACGTAAAAATCAACAAAAGTCGTCGCATTTTTCGATTCAAAAATCAACCAATGAATTCGAAAAATATGCTGTGGTGTTAAAAGTAAATGGAAATGGTCGTTTCAACGTGAAAACAATGGATGGATTAGATCTTATGTTATCATTAAGCAGTCGATTCAAAGGTAAAAATAGAAAAGACAACAATGTCGAACTCGGGAGATTTGTGCTCATAGGACTTCGCGACTACGAAAACCCACACAAAAATTGTGATTTATTGTATTTATATGGACCCAATGAAGTGGAAGAATTATCAAACGACGTAACCATCGGTTCTTTCTTCCAAGTAAAATTAAATTCAACTGTCACCACAGAAGAAGAATTGGGTGTCGTCTTTACCAACAAAGAAGAATTGCCCTGTTGTGTCTCTTCTTCTCATCATGATTCTTTAGATGAAGTTTTTGGAAATCTTGAACCCATTGATTTCGACAGCATTTAAAAAAAAGAAACAAGAAAAAAGAAAAAAGATGAAGTCGTCATTGAGTTGACGGTTTTTTCTCCGCGTTCAACTTGTTTTCTCTCGTTACATTATATATAAACAAATGGGCGATGACGAATCATATTATAATCCAGACCCTGGTGTGCGTCAAACTCGCCGCAGTAAAACTTCAAAAAAATTAAAAAGTCATCAAATCAAAGATTTGAAAACATCACTCAGCAACATTACATTTTATAATTCAATCACCACACAGCCCAATACTGATGCCAACTATGTTGAAATTGGGACAATCACCGCTTCCGATTCTTCGACATTGCTCATCGCCAATTATTTTAAATTGCCTAAATATTTTAACATTGTGCAGGGTACCATTGAACGTGTGAAACGACAAGCCATGGACCAATTGGAAAAATACATGAAAGAGGCCGAAATTGAAAAAGTGTGTAATTTAAAATTCAACATCATTCATGACATCAATCGAGAGAGCATCACAATTCATGTTGATGGAACTGCATTGCGATACCGCAATAAACGATATGTTGCACCGCCACCCAAAGTAAAAGGATGGCTGTGGTGAGAGCGAGAGCGTTAGCGACAACCAACCCCCCAAAAAATTGACTATTTTTGGATTTACCAGAATGGGGGGTGCAACCCCCCAAAATTGATTATTTTTTGTCTGTTTTTTGAACACAAACAAAAAAATGAACTACACAAAAATACTTTCTCAACATCTTTTCCACACTCGATATTCTGACACAGAACAGAAATCATGGACATCGGTTGATCAAAAATTTATGAAAACTCGAAACATCATCCTTTGGTACTACATGCACAACAGTAGTCCTGAAGACCAAAAAGAAAACATGCGCCCTTTTATTTACAGCGAACTTTGTGCAATGTATTTGCAAAATCCCCAAAGACTAAAAGAACTACACAACGTCGCTTTGAAATTCGGATTCTCCGAGTCTGCTCACTCCAGAGCAATTTGGTGTGTTTTAGATATATTTGAACAATTGCATACAGACTTTGCAGCCGAAGGATATTTCAAAATGAAGAAGAATCGGGCAGAAAACAGTCGGTCGTGCAACGACTCCCTCGTTTGCGGAGCAAACAGTCGGCCGCCGCTGCCGACCCAAACAGAATCAGCCGCCACGTAAAAGCCGCTGATTTTTTTGTTTGGTGAATGTATGACAACTTTGCCGCCGCCACAACAAATTCCAATTGATCTGTTGTCGTTTGTCGATTTTTTTCATTTTGGTGCCACTCCACCCATTGGCATTCAAACACTACATAATTTTACTTCCAAATTTATCAATCCTCCACCTCAACAACAACTTCCCGCGCCGAAGAAAAGAAAAGTGAGAAATGCGAAGGTGAATGCTAAACTAAAATACAGCGATTTGACAAACAAACCTTATGCCACATTTAATATTTACGAACAAGGATTGAATCAAAACGTCGATGAATTTTTGCACAACATAATCCATCAGAGAGATAGAACAGTGTATCAATCAGATTTAGAAATTGACAACAACGATAATTAAAAATACACATAAATAAAAAAAACTTATGTTGTGTATATATTCATGGATAAAACGGGGAAATTCAAAACGTTTGCAGCGTTTACTGAAATTCAAACTGTAGTTCAAGAACTTAATTTGTGTCCTTCCGATCAACCGATTGGTCAAGTTATTTATGAAAATAAAATGGCGGTTCCGATTTCGGAACAAAAACTGGATCCTCCAGAAGACGACCACAGTCGCTCACTGGCGTTCGCTCCTTCGGTCAACTTTGTTGACAACAGTCGCTCACTGGCGTTCGCTCCTTCTTCCACAAATGTGGACGACAAATTTTGGAAATTTCGATCAAACGTGGCAATCAATAAAGAAGATCTTTTGAATCAAATTTCAAAATGACGAAACAACAAATTGCGAAATTAAAAAATGATCAGCGAGTGCATAAAGCAAATGCAGAAAACGACAATCCCGACGCATGTGTTTTTACATTTGATTTAGAACATCGGGCAATTGATTGCGAAGAACGTGCCGGCATCATGGAGGAAAAACTGAGTCATTTCAATCTGAACGAATTGGAACAAAGAATCAAAGACCATCGCAAATCAGAAGAGGATGCTCATAATTTTTTATTGAAAAATCGTTATTTTGTATTTGGTTTGGATTCAAGCGACACCATTCCATTTAAATCAGAACATTTGTTGAGCCCTCAGAAATATTTTGAGTGGATCGAGAATACAGTGAAAAGTCTAATTACAGTCTGTGGTAAATTGGTTGCTGTTCGCATTGACAAGTATTCAAAAAATTATTATAAATCCACGGAATCGCCCATCGAATCTTTTGAATTCATCAACACAAAACGGGAATTAGTTACAAAAATAAAGCAATTATTTCTGATGGTGTTTTCAATCGAACACACCGCCGATTTTCTCAACATGGCGTTCAACAAAGAAGTGGACAATGACAACAGTTTTGTCTTTGATTTATTTAATGCCAACAGTCTGCAAGATTTTGATTACAACGTGCAAACATCTCTCAACCACACTAATTTGTGGTCCACCAGTATTTCGGAGTTTTTTGTAAATAATTTTTGGTTTCGTCGCAGGGCTGACGGCACCACTGTATATCCGTGGAATGAATACGCGCGGTATTTGCATTTTTATTTCAAGAAAGTGAAAATATACAACGATTTACAAAAATACCGTTTTCAGGAATTAACGCGAATCCAGAAAATTTTCAAAACGGGGCGAAAAGATTATTTCGATTATGTGGCTTTCTTATTTAATTTGCCGCCCGTATTTACACGGGCCGAAGAAATAGAACAACATGTAGATCTTAAAGTGGAACGGGTCGACGCCGCCATTAATGCCAGATTTTGTTGAGAAAAAAGACTCCAACTTTGCGGAGCAACCAGTCGCTATTTGATAATATAGGTTTCGTCTTCTTCGTCTTCCGCGTAAAGAAGATAATCCTGTAGTAATTCGGCGATAAATTGATTATGGTCATGAGATTCAATGAATGGAAAGATCACATCTTTTTCGTAGACACGAATGTCGGAATCGATTCCGAGAGATTCAATCAAGTGTTCGATCTTAGGTATTCGGTTTATTAATTCCGTAAGGTTGATCATTATAAAAATAAAGATGAAAGGGTCAAACTGCTGCAACCGTAACAATTTAAATGTAATGAATTCAATTGGAATGGATATAATAGCAGATACAATACTTAGGACTATCAACGGAAGGACAACCACAATATCTATGATCTTCGCTGCCCCACAAATTAACACTCTGCATGTGCTTAAAATATAATCACTGATTTGATATGTTTTTTGATAACTTTTAATATGACAAATAATCTGTTTTAATTTTTTTAAATTTATTCTGTTAAGATCTTCTAAGTACCCATAAGTAGGAGGGATAGCATCCATTTTATATTTGCTGTAATGTTTGAACCGTTTGATGGTTTGCGTTTCGTAGTATTTTTTAGACATGGATTTTAACATACTTTTTTTTTGATTTCGAAAAAATCAAAAAAAAATTATCGATTTTTTGGGGGGGGTCAGTCGTCAACGGAGTTGACTCCCTCGTTTGCGAAGCAAACAGCGAACCCCCCCATTCTGGTAAAGCCCCCCAAATTATTCAAGTTTCACCACAGTCCATTTTTGTTTTTCTTCGTCGCTGACGGTAAATAACTCCACGTTTGCCGCAGCCGGTTTTCTCGATTTGGGTTTGCGATGGTCGCAACCTGTCATTCGTTCCGCCAAAATACAGTTCCATGTTTCTTGAAATGCGCCAATACTTGCGGCGAACCATTCGCGGTCTCTCGGAATTTCAATACACGAATATTCATCCAATATCCAAAACACGATAGTTCCCAGCGGTGACCGGTCACCCCCACTGAACCAATCGTGGGGATTTTGGGTGAATTCGACAGGCATGTAAATGGGTTTTTCAAACCACGGTTCCACCAACACACCTTTCCTTTTTTCGGAAATTTGATATTCTTCCCACGAACATTCAATAAACCGAGTTTCCACCAAATCACAGAGTTCTAATCCACATACTTCCATCTGCAGTTGCGTTTGAATCCAATGCTCATTTTTAGGGATTCCTGTGATGGTTCTGTTTACAATATTTTTAATTTCCAACATGGTTCCGAACTTGGAAGAGCCGGAGTCGACATTGATTCCGTCTGGTGATGCGCCCAAAAAGGGATACCGCGTGTGTTGAATACATCCGAATTCTTCGATTTTGGTGGCATTTAATTCTTCGTAAATTTGAATTGACAAGGGCTCGTATTTTTGTCCCCATCTTACGGAAGGACTCGAGAATGTCGATGGGGTTTCCTTACATTTCTCGTAAATAAAACTATTACGTTGCGCCGGACTTTTCAGTATTTTCCACGCCGAACTCGCCGTGATCATTTGATGGCGTTGATCCAACCATTCTTGGCTTTTTTGTGCAGGTTGTGGGACGGATCTCAATTGGGTTAATTTATTTTCAATGTGATGTTTTTGTGGAAGATACCATGAATTAAACACAAAGACGTCGAAGAAATGCTCGACCACGTCCGCTTCTTCCTCCTCCTCATGAATCCATGACCATGGTGTGTCATCGTCGACGAAAGGATGATCCGCATAATAATCATGTAGTGTTTCCAATAGATCGTCTGCGTCGCTTTCTTTCATCACAGACTGTGTATTCTTTTCTTCGAGAGTTCTTTTTAATTTCAATTTTTTTTTTTTGCGGAAGAAAAAAAAATGAGGCGGTCAGTCAATCGCCCTCGGTTGTTTCACGACAGACTCTCTTTCGTTTGCGCAGCGACTGTTCGCTGCGCGACTGTTGTTCGTTGAGTAAACATTCAGTCAAGTCAGGGGTGAGTTTAAACACGTGCACATGATCTTTGGTGTCGTGAGTAAATGTAAATTCAAAACTGTATGCTTTTTTGGGAATGATGTGAATTTCAATAATAAAATTTGAAACGACATTAAATAAATTTGTGTGGTTGTAATAAATAAAAAGACATTGTTGTTTTATGCGGTCCAATTCATCTTCTAACACACGATGAATGTAAAAGGAATTAACTTTGTTCTTATATTTTTCAACGGTTTCCATTAAAATTTTGAATTCTCCAGAACAGTGGAAATAATATTCGATAAAATCGATTGAGTTAAAATCAATATTTTCCAAGTCCGAAGAAGTAAGAGATAGGTTATCCATTTCGATGTCATGTTCAATGATGGGAAATTGATACAAGTAATTAATATATTGGGAGCAATCGACTGTTTGCTCCGCGAGGCGACCGACTGCGTCCATGTTTTTTTAAATTCCCCAAAAATAGAAAAAATAAATCAATTTTTTTGGGAGTCGGTCGTCAACGGAGTTGACTCCCTCGTTTGCGAAGCAAACAGCGCACCCCCCATAACCCCCCATTCCGGTAAATCCAAAAAATAAATCAATTTTATTTTTTTTTTCGGGTGTTGGGGGCCACAAAAAAATGTGTGACATTTATTTTTTTGTTGTTTTTGTTGTGACGCTTTTGCTAAAAACCATTTGAATATATATTCCAATGAAATACATAATTAATTGTGCCCATAAGTAATTTGACACGGCGTGGGAGCATTCAGAAGGTTCAGTGTATTTCCAAAATGCAAATGCACCCACAATTGTCCAAGCAAATTTAAAACTGGAAAACAACACAGTTATGACCAGCATCAACAAAATACATGGACCATCGACACCTTCTTGGCTCGAGTTTTTTGTCGCTAAAATTGTCGCAAGGGCGTTGAATCCCACAAAAGATAATGCGGAATACCCACTGACGATAAGATAAGTATGTAGTGTAATTGCCATGGGACTGTCTTTGTTGACGCACGTGGTGTCGTTGTAACCGTAATATAAGTCACATACGATGAATGGACCAAACACAATGAATAAAATAAGCACATACGTTGTCAACATTGCTGTTTCGATTTTTGCAATTCTTTTTATTTCTTCTTGTGAAAGTAAGGTGGGAGTTTGTTGTTGGTTAAGTTCAAGATCTTCTGTTGTTGAAATCATGATAAAAGTTTTTTGTGAGAGAAAATGTGGGAAAAAAATGTCAATTTTGGGGGGCTCCGCCCCCCATGACCCCCCAATCCGAAAAAATGTTAAGACCCCCCCCATCCGAAAAAATGTCAAGACCCCCATCCGAAAAAATGT